TGGTGGGGCTGCGATCAATCTGACGAGCGATGGAACTGGCACGCATACCTGGTTCACACGATACTGGGTCGATAGGACAGACTCGCACGCAGCCATCACATTCGATACCTGCACGCAATTCACCGTGGACGGCGGCGCCATCAAAGACTCCCTGCAGATCGGGATCTATTGCGACGACTGCCTGCATGGCAAAATCCGCAATGTATTCCTCGATCGCTGCGGACAGTATTTTGATGTGGACTCATCCACGTTCAGTCATGGCATCGTGGATATCTACGAATGCACCAACGTCGAGGTAGCTGACTGTCTGATCCAGCGGCCGCGAAGCTTCGGCATTCGCATCGGAGGCGATGCAGACAGCGGCTCCATAAGCTGCAAGGCTCGCGACAATCTGCTGCAAATGTGGACTTCTGCTCCTGGTGCCCTGTTCGATCCGAGCAAGACATTCACAGCGACTGGAACAACGGTAACCTGCACAGGCCACCGCTTTCCGGACGGCTGCCCTGTGCAGCTGACGACGACAGGCACGCTGCCGACAGGTTTCTCGCTCGCGACGACCTACTACACTCGCGATGCGGTATACGGCAGCAATACGCTGTCACTGGCTGCGACGTCAAATGGTACGGCGATCTCGGTATCTGGCGGCAGCGGCACGCATACGATCACGACCGTTCAGGATGCGTACAACTGCGACCTGATCGCGATAGTGGAAAGCACTGGTGCTATCATCGAGGGCAACGTCACGCGGTGGGGAGGCCAAACAGGCATCTCGCAGGACATCGCCCAGCGTTGCTTGCATCCGGTAATTGCATTCAACCACAGCTACGAAAACGGCATCCATCAGGATCTCAACCACGCAGACGGAATCCTGCTTGCGTCGAGCGAATACGGAGTCATCCTCGGCAACCTGATGCACGATAATCCGAGGACCGGTCTGACCGTGAAGTCTGGCGGAAATACGTGGGGTGAATACACGATCCACGATACGCGAGTCGCCTTCAATACGATGTACGACAACGCATCGAATATGACGACCGCGGGCTACACCAATCCGAGTGTCAGCGGAAACGCGACCTATTACACTCAGACCGACTTCGGGGCAAACTATGCTGTCGCTCAATCGCGACTGATGCTGGTCGGTAATTCCTACGCCCGCGGCTATTACTTCGAGTCATATTTTGGCTGCGAAGACACCGTGGCATTCGGAGAGCTGTATTCTGATCCGGTGGCGACGGCACAATACCAGATCCAGACGTCGGACTTCACCGATCGCTTGCAGTTCTTCGGACAGGTGATGCACGGACGCGATACGCAATCTGGATCGGCGAATCTCCTGCTAGACTCCACCAGCAACAACATCAAGCTGTTCGGCGGAGTGTACATGGGCATCGATCCGGTCAACGGCGATCCATCCGCAGTGACTGTCTGGGAGCGTCCCCGAGGCATGCTGGCTGGCGACCTGTCGACCATTGCGACGAGCGACCAGATGGACCGCATGTGTGAAGTGCATACGATCAACGTTGTATTCGATGGCGTCTACATTCCGAAGATCGCGGGCACGAATCAGCAGGCCGATACCTATGATGTCGTGACAAGCATTCGCGTCGATACAACAGAGGGCTGGATGAGGTCTCATGAGCCACTGCGAATTCAGCCGCCATCGTCCGGCAATATCCTGTACCTCGGCAATGGTTGGGGTCCGCTATGGCTCAATGGTGCTACAAACTGGCCTACAGCTGCATCGACTACCGATCACATCGGCAATGCGAATTACCAGGAAGGCCGAGAGCTCTGGGCACATTTCAGCGAAGTGGGAAACACTGCGAAAGAGCCGATGTTTGCATTTTGCATCGGCGGTAGCGTGATCGACGAGTGTGCTGTATCGTCAGACGGTACGACAACAGGCGGCACCACTCCAGCGGGCACGATTCGAATCGAGGTCAATGGAACCTCATATGACGTGTTGAGAGTATAGTGCAGTCGAATTTAATATCGGGAGACGCGATTGAATGACTTATTCGCCGCCATTGTCCCAGGGCCGAGTGTCGATCCCCAAACAGTCTGGTTCCACGCGGGAATTTTCACAGTGGGGTTCATCGCTTCACTGTGTCGTCTCGCTGCTACTAGGGATCTTCGCGCTTTTAGCTACGTTGTCGGCGTCTGTGGCATTTCTGGGTTTACAGGTTTCGCAACTGTGGCCGTTCTTGGACTTGATGGTGTTATGTCTAATCCTATCGGCCCTTATGGCGTCGCGGCGCTTTGCGGCATGGCGGGCAAGGAAATGACTGACCCGCTGATAGCGATTGGTGTGGGGTTTATCCGATTTGCAGCCAGAAAGATGGGCGTATATGAAGTGGATAGCGACGCTGAACGTGAGTGAGCGAATTTGCATCGCGTCAGCAATTGCGATGTTGGTGTTGATGATGGGTCTTGGCTATCGCGACATGCGCCAACGGCGAGCGGAAATACACGACGCGCAACAACAAATGATGCAAAACAGACGCAACATTGCGGAGTTGGTCAAGACGACTGACAAAATTGAGGAACGAGTAAAAGACATGGACCAGCGCATCGAAACGTTGCAAACGATGTCGTTGCAAACGAGCAGACACCCGTAAGACACAAGGGCGAAGACATGGCGGATATGGCACGGTTGGCAAGCGTATTGTTGGCGTTGGCGCTCAGCGCGTCGAGCATCGCACAAGTTACGGTCAGCGGAGTCGAGTCGTCCTACAAGCCAGGAGACTTGGCTGTATTGCGAGCAACAAGCGGCAAACGGGTTGCGATAAGCTGGCGCATCAGCCCTGTCGGTTGGCGGTCGGAACGATTCACCGAAACTGCCGCGGATGGGACGCAAACACAAGCGTTGGTTCTGCCAACCGGAACGATCGACAGGACGATCATCGCTGAATTACTTGCGGTGGATTGGGAGCGTGAGACGATCACACAGGAAACGTATTCCATTGTGGTTGTCGGCGGGGTTGCACCAGGCCCAGGGCCAGGCCCGGGACCAGGGCCAGGCCCGGGCCCAGGACCAGGACCGAACCCGCCAGGGCCATTGCCACCGATTGAGGAGACAACGTACAACGTCGGTCCAGCGGTTCGAAACGTGTTGTTGGAAGCCAGGGTATCAGACGCACAAGCCGCGGCGATAAGGTCCGCATTCGAGGAAGCGGCCTATAGTTGCAGCACTGAATCAAAAACGCTGCCTGAGGTCACGGCCACGCTGTGGGCGGTGTTGAAAGCGAACGGCGTCCCAGCGTCCGGCCCGATTTACGACAAACACCAGGCGATATGGGCAACGTTTAGGCAATATGCCTTGCAGCAGAATGTTAAGATGACGTTGCTGTACGGAGCTGCCTATGATGAGGTGGTTCAATGGATCGGCAAACCATAAGGGGAACTGTATGACAATTGACGCATCGCAATACGAGGTCACGGAGGATCAGTTGCAAGCAGCCATCGCGAAAACGATCGAGCTAGTCACCTCGGGCAACGTGGAAAACAAGTTGCAGATGGGAACGTTGATCGGCGTCATCGGCACGTATTACATCGGCAAGTTTGACGGAGTCGAGCCGAGCGCCGATCCGAGTTTTGTGTTGCTGGCGGCGGCACCAGAAACACAAACAGGAGTTGAGCAGCTGGTTGTTGCGCTTGGGTGCACAACACCAATGGCATCACACGGCGGAATGTTGTTGTTTATCATCAAGCGGCTGGTGGAAGCGTACGGCGACGACATCATCAAATGGATTCTCCAGGAACTTCTCGGCTAAACGAGCAACCGAAGTTCAGCGACTACATAGCAGTGGCCGTGTTGTTCGTCATCGTTGTCGTCGGGTCCAAAGCCGCTGAGGTGGCAGCTGTCGTAATCTTGCGATTGGTGGAATTGGCTATCGGTGTTGAACTCATGTTGCCAAGCGGGCGGTTGTTTTAGGGAGGGGTGAGCTGTGAACATGTTCGAGCACGTTGACACGCGGGTTGGTGGTTGGGCATGGCAGTTGGAGCGCCACGACAGGTTGGCGATGTCTCAAGCATCCCCGATCGAGTACATCAAGGATTGGGACGCCATCCTTGCCAGTGAGGGGACGAATAAAGAGGCATGGATGCCAATTGAGGATCAAGGAAACCAAGGGAGTTGCCGCGGGCATTCGTTGTCGACAGCGATTGAGGATTGCATCGTCGCCAGCGGCGGCCCGCATGTGCAGTTGTCTAGGGCGTGCGGCTATTACGAGACCCAGCGCATTGACGGAATTCGCGGCGATAATGGATCGACTATCGAGGGCGGTTGCCGATTGGCGGAGGAGGTCGGCATTTGTCTGGAAAAGGATTGGCCATACCCGCAACGATATTCACCGCAACGGCCGGCTGGGTACGACAGAGTTAAGAAGTACGGCACGGCGGGTCATTTGGTGATGCGAAGCGCCAAGGAATGCTTGTTGCATGTAGCGAACGTCGGACCGTTGGATTTTGGCATTTTGTGGACAAACAGCCTGGACTCCCAAGCGGCGCGGGATGGGATTGTGCGTTCTTACAGCCCGCGGCCGTCTGTCGGTGGCCATGCACTGGCGGCCCCTTGCTATCGATTGGGGGATTGGCAAGGGAAACCACTGCCGGAGCCTGGAATCGTCATTTTCAATTCATGGAGTCCCCGCTGGGGAAATAAGGGGCGCGTTATCGCGTTGTTAAGCGCCGTTGACGCGATGATTCAAGAAAGGTCGAATATCGTCGTGGGGCACATCCCCAAGAGGACATACGACCTGTAAGGAGGGACTGTTATGAAGCGGCTAATGTGTATTGCAGTGGTAGCGGCCAGTGGTGCGGGAGTAATCGGGCCAGTACACGGGCAATGCCAAATCATTAACGGCGTTCAGGTGTGCGCCCCGCCGGAAATGCGGGCGCGATTGTTCATGCGGCAGCGGTCGCGAATCGTGGCAAGGAATCAAGTCGCAATGCCGATGTCTTACACGTTCGAGCCGATCCCGGAACAAGTCTGCGTTGCAGGGAATTGTGCGACTGGAACGACATTCTATGCGGCCCGGAGTGGCGAAAGTCGCCAGCGGACATTCTTCAGGTACCGCGGATCAGCACGGGGGCGGTAATTGGATTATCGCTGCGAAGGCGAAGCCCAGTTGATGCAGGCGATTAAAGCCGCGGGCGCAACGTTTCGGTTGTTTCCGCGGCAAATCGTCGTACAACATGAGCATGTCTACAAACCGTTGGCGTTCGTCAATGACCTCGGCATCTACGTGGACTATACGCCGAGTGATGACATTCCGGACCGGTTGTTTCTGCTTGCCGCATGCTTGGCGGACGTGGCTGGTTGCGAAGTCGCCATCTTCCATGGGGCGATCAAGATCCCGTCTTGGGGTGACAGCGACCATCCATCGGTGCCAGCCGCGGTTGTCTATCAAGGGGGCGGCGTCTTGCGTCCCCGCTATCTGAGTTATTCTCGCCTGGAGCGATTGCACTTGAGCAAAGGGGCGAACCCGGCGTCCGTGGTCGATCCTGTCTTGCGGCGGGCATTCGCCGAGGTCTTATGTGGCAAGACTGTCGGCAATGCTTGGCGTCCCTGAGAACGGCAACTGGGCGCCATAAGCGCGACGGAAGAAGCGCCCAAACACCCCTTCCGCATTGCTGACTGCTACTGTGAAGCGGTCGCGCAACGCAAATTGGACGTTACCAGCCGACACAATGGCACCAATGCCGTTGGCGTAGACAAACGGCCCGAATGAGACGTTCCCCAGATGGATCGAGCCGTTTGGGGTTCCAGACCACAGGATTTCAAATTGGAGGTCATCCGGCAGCGCAGCCGGGGTATTGAGTTCGAACAATACCGGCGTCCATGTGGTGTTTGCGGCGAGCGTCGCGGAATTGAGCGTAATTGTCTCAGAACCGGAGGCCACATATTCGCCTGAGTCCGAGTAAAAACGCAACGTCAATGTCCCCGCGGAAACACCGGCATCGCCCTTGTACCACAACACGCAGCCATACCGGCGACGTGGTTGGAGCAGTAGCGGCGAAACCGTCTGGAGTAATCGAATCTGCGATTGGACGCCATCGCCGACGAGATTCAGACTAAACGGGCCTCGGAATACGTCAGCCGCCAATGCTTCCTGGACGATATGAACCCCAGGCGTCCCGTCGTCAATGTCCCAACTGCTCGGGACGTTGACCCCTGAATAAAGGGAAAATGATCGGTTTTGCAGGATGTCGTATGTGTCCAGACAAGGGACGTCAACAGATTCGCCTGACCCCTCGGATCGCCAGTCCCATGGCCCGACGATTGGCGCGGGTTGGCCTTCCCAGGCGAAACGTTCCTGACCGATAGCCGTACCATCTGTGTCGGAGTCTCGCGAACAAGTAAACGCCATCGTTTCTGCTGGAACGGCAAGCGCACTTTCGAGACCCGCATACCGCAAATTCGCAGCTGAACGGCGAGTCGGAGCGCTGACGCCATCCAGCACGCTGGTCAAATACACGACACCATTACCGGAGTTCCCAGCGGCGGTTTGTACGGCGCCAATGGTAACGATGCCGTTTTGAATGGTTTCAACGTTTTGGACCATGTCTCGCGCCAGCTCGGTAAGCAATTCGTCCATTGACACCCCTTCCGACACGCTGGAAAGCATGACTAGAACGCTGTCGCGGTGGCGTAGACGGGAGTCCGCTAGCGTGGCGACGGAGCCGGCTGAGGATGACAGCGAATCTCTGGCGTTTCGGAAATATGATTCGACATCCGGGAGAAGATCCTGGCGGCCTCCTGCTTGGTATGCGGATCGGACTTCGCCCAGTAACGCTGGCGTATCTGGCTTGGACGACCCACCCCCAACGGCTGACAAACGCAATTGGTCGCAGGTCTTGACGATCTTTCCGAGTTCGACAAACAGTTGGGCGTAATTGATGGCCATGTGGGGCGCTCCCGTCTGGTGAATGAGTTGTCTCGGTCAGGTTAGCAGGTGTTGATAGCTGGTTTCCAGCTGTGCTACGCTCACAGGTGCGGGATTCAAAACCTTTGCGGGGGAATGGACAAAAATGCCCAAATACATCAAAGACATTATTCGCCCGGGGAAATACCGGCCAATGGGACCGGACGGCAAGCGGTATGACATCGAAATCACGGCGGACAGGATCCGGCGATGGAAGGACACATTCGACAAATACCGGGCGGCCGGAAATCAGGTATTGGCCCCGATAGGGCATTTCAATGACGCAAAGCCGGTACGCGTCGACGAAGCCCCGCCGGAAGCAATTCACAATCAGGGCTATTGGGAGCAGCTAGAAATAGCAGCGGACGGCACGTTGTACGGCGTGGCTGAACTTCCGGTCGAGACGGTCAATAAGATCCGGGAGGTCAGTCTGTTTGCGCCACGGCTGGTTGAGGATGGATCCGGAAACAAGTTTGAGGATGCCATCACCCACATCGCGTTGGTCACCCAACCGATCATGAACAAGCAGAAACGGTTCATACCGGCGGATGCGGCTATCGCGTTGTCGATGTCGGCCGATTCACCCGGTGGACCGCAAAAGCCAAATGACCGCGGGGTGTTGCTGACACTTGATACTGTGCTGGGGCTTCTGGCAGACTTAGGCATTGAGCTGCCGCCGGACACGACCGATATGAATTTCATGGACCGGTTGGGGACGGCGCTAATGGCCATCAAGTCCACAAAGAAAATGGAGGAAGGCGGCGACGACGACGAGGCCCCGCAGGGGTCCAAGCCGGCGAAGCCCGCCGCAGTAGTCATGAGTTACCCGACATTCGAAGCGTTCGCGATGTCGTTGCTGACCGGTACGGCGGCAACGGACCATGGAAAACCCTACACGGATGCGGAGTTGCGCATCTTGTTTGAGGCACAGAAGCCGAAGCCGGCAGAATTGACGCCAGAGCAATCGGCGGAGCTGGCATTTGCCAATTCCGCCAAGCGGCAAACGTTCAGGGATCGAGTCGCAAAATGCGTCGCGAATGGGAAGGTGACGAAGGCGATTGCCGATAAGTTCCTGGCAGACCAAGTCGAAAAGGCGCCAATCGCGTTAAGCGCCGCTGGCGTCCCTGATTCACCCGTCCTGGAGGCTGTCCTGTCCGCGTGGGAAGCGTTGCCTGACCATTCGGTGTTGACTGCACCGGTCGCGATGGGGCCGCAATATCAAGTCGTGCAGCCCGGCAAACAACCTGGTGAGCAACTGCCGACGGATGAGCTTGTCAAAGAAGCTGACCGGGTATTGGCCGCGGCTGGCCTTATTTAGCATTGGCGAAGCCGGGGCGTACGTCGTCGATCCATAACACATTGTCGGAGATAAAATCATGGCGTTTACAGAACATTTTGCAGCCCTACCGGGGATCGACGACATCCGGGAGTCCGTCGAGTCAAACATTATCAGCGGACCGTGGGAGTACGCCCGATATTTCATCCGCGGATACTTACTGAATGGCGCAGCCCGGGATGCCGGCAACAGCCCCACCACAGTGTTGCGGCCGGGTCTGTTGATGACCGCAAACACCACGACAAAGAAATGGCAACAGTGGGTGCCAGGGGACGTCGGCGGGGTGGGGTTGGAGGACATCAAAGCCGTGTTGCTGTACGCAGTCGACACCCAACGGGACGCTGCGAATCAAGACCGGTGGTTCGGCTACATGCTGATCGGTGGATGCGTCAAGTCCGCGGGGTTGATTGTTCCTGGCAACGCATCCCCTGGGATCAACGGCGACGGAAACGAAGCAACTATCCGTAGTCAGATGCACGACAAGCGGTTCATTTTGGACGATTTTTGGCAAGAGCCGTAATCGTCGCAGTTGGCCAGGTGTTAAGGGGGAGACATGTTCAGCAAGGTTCAGGAATTCGGTGGCGAGAAAGTGTTGCTGTTCGGGCGACACAATGGCTCGTTATCGATCATCCGCAACGGCGCTAACGTGCAACTCCCGCCTGGATTGTCGGTTAAAGGTTGTGTTTTTTCCCTATTAGTTGTCGACCAGATGGCGAAGCTGGTGCAAACGAACGGTGCGGACGGGTCGGTAATCGGTGGCATGACGTCGATTCCAGAAGGTCTGCACATTTTCATTTCTGAGGGTGCTAACGGTTACCGAGTCGTGAGCATCCCTAGTTCCAGTGCGAAACCGCCAAAAAAGGTCAAATAACTATGGCAACCCTAGAAACCCTTACGAGTAATGTATTCATCCGGACGGTGGTATCGCGCACTGCTTCACCCCTGTCACGATTCCAGGACTTTTACGGCCTGTCCCCTGGTGGGCGATTTGAGGACGACATCGGAGGCGCCAATTTTGGCTGGGATGTCTACGACAGGACGCGGAACATCGCGAGCGGCCGCGCTCGAGGAACGGCACCCGTCCAGAAAACGCCACAAACCATCGGGACGGTTACGGGTCGGTTCTATCGTTCGGCGGAAACTGTCCCGCTGTCGTATGACCGCATCTTCCGAATGCGACCGCTCGGCAGCCCCTTCGGCGTGGTCGATACTGCCGGCGAGAGCTACATCGCTCGTCAGATCCGGACCCTCGGGGAACGATTCCGCAACGCGCGCGAGTTCATCGTCGCATCGATGTTCAAGGGCGGCTTCGACATCCTGTCGGATGGGGACGATTGGATTCCAGTCGCAAGCGGGGCTGGAACGATCGCCATTGACTTCAAACACCCAGCCGGCAATCAGGGCACAGTTGGCGGCATTTTCGCTGGCGACTGGCAAACGCATGCAACAGCAAAAATCTTGAAAGAGATTCTGGACCTGAATGCGTTCAGCGAGCAACAGTCCGGGTTTCCGATCCGGCATGCGTGGGTAAACGGAGTCGGGGCATACCATGTGTTGCAAAACGCGGAGGTCATTAACCTCGGCGGATCCAGCAACCAAGTATTTACCGACTTTGGTCCCACCGGCGTTGTGCGACCTGACGGGCGGCAAAGCACGGATCTGACCTTCACACTCCGCGGTATTCCCTGGATCAACTGGCACGTGTATGACGGCGGCTTGAACGTCAACGGCAGCTACACGAAGTTCATCCCTTCCGGGAAGTGCATTTTCACGCCAGATCCTGACCCCGAATGGTTGTCGTGGGGCAACGGATCGGAGCTGGTCAAGGATCACGACTTCGACCCACCCCACGAGGAGTATGGCCTATACGGGTGGCGTACTGAGCGAGCGATGCCGGCAAACGTGTTGCTGCACATGCTGGACAACGGCATTGCGGCGCCCAAAGTCCCAACCGCATGGTATTACGCTACCATTCACGCATAAGCCGCTGAGGCGAACTCCAGACGTCTTCGCCAGGGGGGGGCAGCCGGGCAACTGGTTGTTCCCCCCGTTTTGCAGTGAGAGGGGCCGTATGCACCGGGAAATCGTCCGCGGAGTAATCGCTGAGGCAAACACGCAATATGCGTATACGTTGCCAGTGGACGTCCGGCGCATTGTTCTTAGGAGGACGGGAGCAAACCAACTGCCAATTCGTCTGTCATTCGTGGACGGGGAAATCGTGGCGGGCGGCGGCATTGTGATTGGCGCGGAATACGACACGGGCCAGACTATATTTACCAGCCGGACGGCCTACATCGGAGCCGAACAACCGGGCGGAGCCTGGGAAATGGAGGTCTGGATGACGGCAGCGTCTGCCGTATCAATGGACGTGGTTGTCCCGACGGGTCAAGCTGTGGCGTCGGCAAGTGCCATTGCGCCGACGATTCCAAACACGTTGGTCCCGGGAGTAGCAGCGGCCACAGCGTCAGCGGGATTTGAGATTGTCATTTCTGGGTTTGACGAGGGGTTTGACGAGGGATTTGGGTTCTAATGCGGGGGTTGTGCCATGAGCGTCTACCAATTCACAAGCATTCCAGAGATCGAGTCCGTGTTTTCGTCGGCCGGTATTACCTGGAGGCTGGACGACGATCGAACAGGCACGTTGAGTTCAGCCGAGAACAGCTATGGGGAGGATGTAATTGACGAAGCGACGGACTGGATTTTGATGTACGTTCAATACTACTACACAGAAGCGGATTTGGTTAGCAATTCGTGGATCCGGCGGCAAGCGTCCATTTACGCATGTCATTTGCTGAGCCAGCGGCGTGGCAACCCAGCGCAGTTTGAGGATGCCATCGCGAAGCTGACCAAGGTGCTTGATGAAATCCGGTGGGGCAAGCTGAAAGTTCCGGCGCTGCCATATTCCGAGAATTACGGCCCGACAGTATCGACCCAGGTTGTCGATCGGCGGTTCCAGGTCGCAAAGCTGAAGGTGCTGCCGACCATTTCCGCCGGCGACGATGTCCCGCAACAAGACGTCGACGTTGGATATCCAGGCGGCGGGTTCTATGACGGGGGCTGGTAATGCCGATCCGGTTAACAACGGGCGGTCGCGCTGAGTGGGTTAAACTCGTTGCGGAACGAGTCGGGACCGACTTGATGGACACGACTACCGACATCGGCGGCGAGTTCAGCGCGGCACTTATCCGAGGGATTTTCGACCAATGGCACGTCTCATTCATGCAAAAGACTGACGGCGAGGCCGACGACGATGGCGAGGTCTGGAAGCCATTGGCCGAGGAGACAATCCAGAGGAAAGTGCGGGGGCTGGAGTCTGGTAAGCTAAAGGGGCAGACGGACAGACTTACAGAACGCTCCAGGACGTTGACTGAGCGATTCACAGCCGAGTTGGTACGGCAAGGCGTGGATGCCGCTAGCGCTCGCCAGCGAGCCGCTGCGTGGGCCTGGAGGGCCGCACAGTTCCGTCCCGCGGACAGGGTGCCGATTGGAATCGAAACGCACAGGCTGGAGGAGTCGTTGCAACCGGGCACGGCTGCCGGCAATAACTACGGCAGATCGAGCCCATTCCAAGTGGCGGAACGGACTGCCCATGAAATCGTGATTGGGACCGAGGTCGAGAACGACAAAGGGCGTCGATATGCCCACTGGTTCCATAAGATGCGGCCGATATTTACGGACCCGCAAATGTTACGGTGGGTAAAACGGGCGGCGGTTGCGGCATTACGTGACATCAGGCCACGAATCCAGGAATATTTCGAATGAACATCGTGCGAACGTACCTGGAAGCTGTAAGGGATGAGCTGCGGATTCGGTTGGATTTGGGCGAGTCAGTCCAATGCAGACCAGATACAACGGCGGAGGCGAGAGCCGGCGAAGTGTTTCTGGGGGTCTATTTTGGCGGGTTAAGTGCCGGGTTGAGTCCCGATGAGCACGAGGGGCAAGATTATTTGATGGGGTTTGGGGTATCCGTCAGCGTACGTACCGGGGTGGCGCCGGACGATCGGTTGTATGACCATTCGGTTGCGTCGTATGGCGTCATCGATACAGCGTGGGCGGTGGTAACCGTCATGCGAGCAAGGCGGTACGAGATAAAACAAGCGGCAAATGCGGCATTGGCCTTGGAGGGTGTGACGGGGTTGTGGCATGACCCGCCTGTCATGTTGTCGATGTCTGCACCGCGCTTCGTTGGACCTAGTCATTGGCAAGCGGATCCGGCGATTCCGTCGGCGAGAAATAATGGCCTGCTATCGCTCGTCAATTTTGGCCGACTTCGTTACATGGCACCCCTGCCGTAGAAACCTCGGCGGTCAGTCGTCTAAACTGGCTTGCATCCGCTCACCAGGGAGGCCGAAATATGGCTCACATTTCTGGACCTTATGCGTGGTCCTACAACTCGTTTACGTTGGGGGTCATGAATGATGCCCCGCGGCTGCGTTTTTCGAATTCTGTCGACACCATTGTCGGAGACAATCTTGGCGACACGATCCAGGATGGTGTATTCCGAGGCCACAACCTGTATGTGGACTTGATTCTTAACGAATTCAACGCGGCGGCTGCCCAGGAGGCGTTTTGGCCATACGCGAACACATTCGGGCGGATTGGCCAAGTCGGGGATCGGCTGTTGACTTATGCGAAGCGGCTGGAAGCAACGGCGATCGACCCGACAATCGTGGTTCCGACATATCTGCGGATGGAACGAGCGATTTTGGCCCCGGGATTTGAAATGAGTCTGCTTTATGGGTCGCGGCACAGAAACGTCCCGTTGCAGCTGTTGTGTTTGCCATTCGTCGAGTCCGGCGTGACCTATCTGTACAACTCCATTGCCGTAAGCTGACATGGACGATCGAGTCATCGTATCAGTCGAGTTGTCCGACCAGGGCAAGCCGAGCGGCAGCCAAGCGGGCACCGCGGCCGGAACGACTGGATCGGAAGAAGCATCGCGCGCGGTCGAAGCGGGAGCGACCCGGCGGAGCGTTCTTGATGACATGTACGATGAGATGCGGCGTGAGCGGTTGGCGGCCGGCGATACGGAAGGGGCGGCACGGGCTGCGGCCCGCATTGGGGCAAATGCGGGAGCGGCACCGGCGGCGTCCGGCGCTGGTGGTGGTGGTGGCGGCGGCGGTGCGGCTGGTGGAGCGGCGGCGGCTTCCGGCGGCATTCCGTGGGTTGCAATTGGCGAAACGGCAGTTGCTTTGGCCGGATTGATCGCGCCTGTGGAAATACTCAGGCGGGCGTTTATCGAAACGGCGCGCGTGGCGGAGGAAGCCGCACAGTTCAGCCCGCTGGTCGCGGCACAGTCCCTGGAAAACCAAGTCCGGCAAATCGAACGAACGCGGGATAGAGCGTTGGAGTTACAGGGAGAGTTCGCGGCAATTGTAGCTGCCCAAGGCGACTTGGCGGCTGCGATGGACGACATCCGGACAGTCGTTGTTCGGGAGTTGGCGCCATTTCTGACAGCTGGAATCAAGTTGGCGACCGAAGTGGTGGAAGATGTGGCGAATGTGTTGAAGCTGCTTGAAGCAATCGCGGAATTTACCGGCGTCAACAAGCTGATCGAAATCCTGAGCCAACTGGACGTCACTGTGCTTGATGCCGTCGGCGGACCGCTGAACATTATCGTGCGGGCGATTCGGAAATGGATGGCCGAGCAAGAGCAAGGAGATACGCCATTTGATCGCGAGCTGGCAAGATTTTTGGACCCCGCGCGAGTCCGTGAGCAAGTGCACCCGAGGGCAAACTAATGTCGGGCACGCTGTACTACAACGGGTTCTGGTTCCCTGAGATTATCAATTCCAAAGTTCAGATCCGGCCTGAAAAAGACCCCACTGGCCGGACGAATATGTGGAACCGGTATTCCATCCAGGTGGAATTCGTCGCGTATGCCGGAGTCGATCAAAGCCGGAATGGGTTACCCGATCCCGCAAATGCGTCGGTGTCATACCAGGCCAAGTTGCCAGAGGCGTCACCTCTGGACGGGACGAATGGCGGTTCGCCAAGCATGGTTTTGCTTCGGCAACTGTTGACGCAGCCCCGGGGAGCCCTTGTATTCACTGACAAGGGGTTGGGGTGGGATCTGCGAGTGGGGCAACTCGGCATCGGGCTGCATCAGGATGTCAGGTACGGACCCAACCCGACAGTCATGGCGTGGGAGCCGATCGGCGACAACCGCGCGGTGCGCATAGTCTGGGAAGTCGATGTCGTGGTGGTTGATTGTCCGTTCGGTGCGCCGTATGCGTACAACAAAATCGCGTGGTTGTCGTATGAAGTCATGTGGGGTCTGTCGAGCGACGGCAGGACGAGCCGAACTATATCTGGCGAAGTGGGTGTAAACGCACAGGTAGTCAGGGGAGTGGTGGCAAATGCGGCGGATCAGATCCGGGAGCGGTTGGCATTTCCTGTACCGATCCGATTCCAGCGCAAGAGCCAAAGCTACACGATGTCACCTGACCGGTCGCGGTTATCGTTTAACGTCGTGGATGAGGAGCACCCGAGCAGCAACCCGTTGTATCCAGGCATTGTTGAAGCCGATGTATCCTATCGGGTATCAACAGCGACAGGTTTGACGACTTCGCAATGGTCAGCGTCATGTTCTGGCACGTTTACGGTGGCGATGGGTTACCCGCGGTGGTACGCCTGGGCTGCGTTCTTATGGGTGGTGCGGTCGCGGATGGACCGGGCGCGGAACAACGCGGCGGCACTGGTCAGCCCCGGCGACCGGTATGAAAGCGGATCCGGGGAGCTGCGAAAAGGGGCGGTGCTGATTACGTCAATGTCGATCGAGGAGGAGGTATTCGGTCGCGGCATGTCGTTTTCGATGTCGTGGTTGTTCGCCTGTTCGTTGTCAAAGCTGTTGGATGCGTCGGGGTTGTGGTTGCCTGTTCCTGGTTCGACTTGGCCTGAGTACCGGGCATCGTTGGTGAAGCAATGGGGACCGCGCGGCTACGCGGATTTGATGTTTCAGCCCTATGAGGATGCGGTCGTGGGGTTGTGCGACGCGAGACAACCGCCATCGCTGTTGGACCCGCAGACTGGGCAAAACACCGAGAGCCCAAATGCAGCGTTGCTGTCGACGAAATGCCCCAACCCAGCGGAAAGCTGGATCAAGTGGGAGAGCAAATGCACGCTAGTGGAGGACACGAACACCAGCGAGCATTACATCCTCGGCGGGTCCAGCGACGTCAAGGCGTCGGAAGTGCGGCTGGATAGCGACGGGAAGTTGAACTTGGCTGGCTCTCCAGGAGAAGCGAAGCGCCCGATCCGAAATAAGATCACCAACAGCCAATGGCACGTGATTTATGAAGGGTCGGCGGTTCGCGTCGGCTATAAAGTCCCGAGGCCAGAATTGCTGTTGTATGGCGGCGTCGAACCGATGGGGAGAATCGGTGACGGCACATTCGAGCAGCAATTGTTGGGGACTGTGGATGGCTGTAGGATATGGGCGGCGAAATGGTCGATCGAATACCTGTTGCCATCAGCGCCAAACGGTGAGGGATTCGACGAAAAGCCAGCGCCAACGATGATTCCAGGAAATTAGTTATGATAATTCCGATCCTGATTAAGACCTGGTCCGACCTACTGGTAATCGTACTACTTGTAGGCAATGCGACTGTGTTTGTTGCCGTTATCGGCATGATTTACTATGCGATGCATGACGAAACAAGGTGACTTCCAGGAAAAACAGAATGGCGAAGCAAGCGGCGAAGGCATTTGAGGCAATTCCGGACCTCATTGCGTTTAAGTTCACCTCGGATGGCACTGAATACACGTTGCAACACGATATTCTTGACGTGGTTGGCACGACCCAGCTGTTTTACGATCAAGCGGAGCGAGACCATAAAGACGAGTTGCCATATGTGAAATCGTCGGCCCGGCTGGACTTGTTGGTCGACTGGGTGGCATCCAAAACGGGCGGACGGATGAGCCGAAGCCAAGCGTATCAACTGGAAATGACAGCGGCCGAGTATTTCGAGGACTGGAAAAAAAAACGGCCGAAATAGCGGACGTCTGCGCGTTTTTCCATTTGTCTCCCGATTGGTTGTCGCCAAGCGCCTTCCGTTTTCTACGGGCACATCTGCCGCGGTTGCGAGCCCAAGCGGAGCTGGACCATCGGGCAGCTAGCGCTAGCTTGTCGCCACAGAGAGCCTATACATTATGGCTTGGTCTGACCGGCGACGTCGAAGCGGCGGAGCGAGCGGAGGCCGAAGTAATTCTGGCCAGAAACCCACCAGGGGGAACCAATGTTTAAGAAGCTGTTTCGCACGTTGACAGCGGGTTATGACAGGCCGTCGGCATCGCTAACGGTGGCCAGTGCGATGGGGCAACGGCGACCGCCATTCATCCCAAAATACCACGTCCCCCTGATGATGCTGGAACCTCGGGTCTGCCTGGCCATGTGGGTCATCAAGGGCACGATAATAAGCAACACGCGGTTCTACGTGGAATGCGATGAGGGCGACGATTCGCCAGTCAAGAAGTATCTGATAAAGCAGCTGACGCGGCTGTGGTTGACCTCGGCATCGACGATTCTGGAGGCGCTGGACTACGGTTACGTCGGGGCGGAGGTGTTGTATCGGCCACACCATCAATATCAGTTCCTGATCAGCGGAATGCGTTCGCTGGGCACCCACGAGGTGTTTCCGGTTCTGCTCCATGGCAAGCGGGTCGGTATTAAATGCCGGATGCGGGAACGGGACGATCCCGGAGGCGAGCAAACGCCGCTATACATTCCTGGCATCAAGTCTTTCTGGCACGTGCATTGGCGACAACATGACGAATGGTTTGGGCGGTCGCGGTTGTTCGGAGCGTTTAGCCCATGGATGGATTTGGCCGGGAGCCTCGGCGCAAGGGACATTGCCAGAACGTATTACCACAAACATGCGTATCCTGGCCGCGGGTGTTACCACCCGCCAGGCGCTACGGAGGTGGACCAGATCAGAACGCCAAACCGTGACATAGCTCGTGAGATGCTCCAGAAAATGCGCGCCGGTTCGGACGTTACCTTACCAGCCGAATACGACCCCATGGGTAACAAGTTGTGGGAGATCTTCCCGTTGGAAGCCATTGAGGGCGGAGCAGACGTGCGCGAATGGGTGTATGACTTGAAGGACGAGATCCTAGAAGGCGTTGGAGTGATGCCGGAGGTCATTGAAGCGGCGGAGACAGGCAGCGGGTACAGCGGTCGCAAGATTCCCCAGGAGGCCTTTAAGGGGTTGCTGCATGAAGTCGTGTTTTGGATGCTTGAGGACATCGACACGCAATTGCTGAGGCCAGCGGTCAAGGCGGAATTTGGGGAAGCGGCCTGCGATTACTCAATCGTCCCGTTTGGTTTCGTGGAAGACGAGAGCGGTCAGGACAAGATGGTGTCATTGGACGGCAAGCAGCCGCCGCCAGGCGCCCAGCAAGCCGCTAAATCCGGAAAGATCACATCATGAATGTGACGCTAGACGGGATAAGTCTGGTGGACCCTCGGCACGAGCTGGCGCAATTGCCATTGCTGAAGGGGGCAATCGCGGCCAGTATTGACCCGTCTCTGTTGCGGCAGACCTACACACAGCGAACTGGCGTTGATCCCGGGCGCGGCACGGTGTTAATGGCCGGCGAGGACTTCGCGCGGATCGTGCAACCCTCGGCGCTGACGCATGAACTGAGGTTTTCTGATTCCGGCAATTCGGTGACGATTTCGCGGTTGGCGATTACCGATGCCCGCGTTCTGATACCAGGGACCAGCGAACTGGTCTTGGTAACGTTGTGCGACGCCAGATATTACGGCGGAATGACGCTGTTAAGCCGGGCGTACAACCGGCGCCTTGCCACGGGCACGCTGACGGCGACAGACACGGTTCGCGACATTTTGCGGTCGATATTCACCGACAGCCTACAGCCAGCGTTCGGCGGCACGTTGATAATGCCATCGGGTCCGCAAGACATTGCGGTGGAGGAACTGCGATTCCATGGCGTCTCAGCCTGGGAGGCGTTCGCGGCTATCTGTGAGCATGTCAATTGGGGTGTATGGATCGACAGGGATGGAAATCTTGTCGTGGATCCTGGCGGCGCGGGACCGGCGGCGCCGGAGTCGTTGGCGGCCCTTGTGCAAAACAAATTGATTGACGCTGAATGGCCGAAGGTGCCGACGGCGTTGCCAGAAACCATCCATGTGATGTTTCATTCGCACGATTACCAATGGTGGCGGACGGAGGAGCAGTCCCGGTGCGCAACTGACCATTACCGGAAAGCGCCAACGTTCAGACACCCGGTGGAAGTCGCCCAGTTTATAGGCCTGGATAAGTCGCGGTTGGTGGCTGGCACGTCGATGCCGTTGTGGTCAACAATGCCGGTGATCACCGATGACACAGGAGCTGTGCAGAATCAAGCGTCGGCAACGGATCATGCAAAGCGTCTCGCGAAAGCCTGGGTGTTGGGGCAAGTGGATTCGGACCCCAAGCATTGGCAGTTTTCTGGCGTGCATGCCCTAGAATTGGGCTATCTGACCGACATTACATGGGCGTTGGATACGGTCGGTGTTACGACGACAGTATCAGCGACCCCAGGACAACCGCGGCTGGAGGATTATTCCCGCAACCCCCAGATCTGGCACGTACCCATTTGCCGCATTGGCGGTTTGGCGTGGGGCGGGTGATTAGCCGGGCGGATGCGAGCCCCGGCGAAACAACATCGGAAGCCGTCATACCGGCGGGGGCGGCGATTGTCGTCATGCTGCAAAGCGGCCATTTAACACCCGGACAGTCGCGGGTGGAGTGGCAAGACAGGGCAACGATCCTGGCGTACGGAGTGACTGAGGTTGCCCCGGGCAACAGGGTGGAGCTGCGCTACGAATACCAGATCGGGTTGGGCGGTCGGTGGTTGGCGTTCGGCGGCGGCAGCGACGGCGGGGCGAGTGACGTATTCAGCACATGCACCCGTGCGGTTCGGCACATTGCGCGGCGATCGATGGCCCGCGGTTTGGGAGTGCGTCGCGATGCGATGTTGCGAATCGTGAGCGACAATGCGGATCCGGAGGGACCGCCTCTGATAGACTTCGTCGCTGGGCCTGACGAAACGGTGTTGTGGAGCGGCGGCAAGCGGCTGTATTGGCATTCCGAGCCGTTGACGAGCAGCGTGCGGGTCAGGAAATGGGTCAAGTGGAGTCCTGGAGCCAGCGACCTCGGCTATGTGGTTGGGACAACGATGCTCGGCCCGCCATTATTCGGGTCGGTACAAATGCGACTTCCGCCGGCGCCCACCAGATCGCACCGTTATTTGATCAGCGGCCCATCGATCGGGTTAAGCACGAATCTGGACTGGATTGGGCCTGGATTGACTGGGAGCGTCGCGCTTGAGCCGTGCGGAGGGAGCTATTCAGGCGGCGGAGGAGAGTGCATAATCCTGTCGTTCAATAATGGGCTATTAGTTGGCGGCCCGCCGGGGTTGTTTTCGTACCCGCCTTATGTGGGCGGAAGCATCTATGCCGACCTTCAGGGTCCGAAATGGAACCAATGCGAGGATGGCGAAGCCCCGAGCGATCAAGGCGATGTCGGGTTGGGTGATGGGACAACCGACGGCGGAAACGATCTGGACATCCTCGGCGATGATTTTGATCCTGACTTGGACCCGGACGATTTGGATGGTCCGGATTTGGACGTTTTTTGAAAGGACGACTAATGAAATCGATACTGTGCGTCGCGTTGTTGTGCTGTGCGTCTGCTGTGCAAGCACAGGTTTACTCGTTCACCGGCTTCGATACGTTGCGAAAAGAGAATCTAACAGGACAGATCAACATCGATGATAGGTCGCTGTTTATCAACATTCCCGGTGAGAATTTTGAAGCGGAGGAACCATATCATATTCGCTCGTTCGGTTTTAGATTCGATGCCAAGAACATGGCATATGCTCCCGGTGGTGGAGGTGATTTCGTTGACCCACCAGCTGATCTGCTCGTCGGCGGAAACAAGAATGGTTACAGTCTCGTGCAACTGTACGGTGATAAAGCGTTCATCTTTGCCATGGATAACTCGTGGACTGGTCCGGGTTTGAACTCGTTTCAATTCCCGTTGACCTTGACAGATATCACTTTACCACCAGCAGCAGCAGTACCGGAGCCGTCTGGAATTCTGCTTGTACTGCTCGGCCTGCTTGGCGTTTATTGTCGACGCTAAAACCCCAAAAGCGCGCCCGGCCGCTCTGCCGGGCATTGTGTGAGGTGAAATATGCGAAGCGTTGTAGCGATGATGTTGGTGGCATGCTCGGCATGCCTATGCGTAGCGGAGGAAATGGGGCTATTTGCTGGGTTTGCGGCCCCACAAATGAATGGCACCCCCGGAGTTCCCATTCCGTTCGGTTGGCCAGCGACTAATCAGCTGCCGTTGAACTACACGGCCATGCAGCAATTCAGCGTGCAAATAACGCTCAAATGGTACCAGCGAGACGGGGGAGAATGGAAACTTCGGGATTCCACGAATCATGCATTCCCGACCAGGACTGTTGACACCAACATTTTCCAGTCACTGTTGTTCGAGCTGCCGCATACGTTGGGCACGCAACAGGGACAATGGGCCTATCGGGCGGTATTTCACGTCCCCAGCGTGATTGCAAACCGTCCCATACCGTTCATACGCGGGGACGATTGGTCAATATCCATCTTGAAGACATACCCATCTGCTGAGCAAGAGCCGGCAACCACGTTGTCGTTTTTTTGTATTCCGACTGCATCTGAGTTCATCAGACGACCAGTGTCTTTCAATTGGCCTTAAGCGTTCTGGCGAGGACGACGAATATGCTACTGTATGAGCAGTTTCACCAGCCGCGGCTTCGGGTGGTGGTGGTAACGCCTGGGCTATCGCCTGGGGGTGCGGAAATTTGGTTGAGCACATTGGTGCAGCGCGCCGTCGGCGTGCGATACACGGCGCTGGTGCATGCCGGTATGTCGGGGGATATTCTGGGTTCAACGTTCGCTGGAGTCCCGATCTGTAAGAGCCCAGGGATCGACAGCGGGTCGATTGGTGATACAACCCGGGATGCCGTGCGGCAATACGGTGCTGATCTGGTGGTGATGTGGGGGCTGTCCCCTGTATCGCTATTCCGACACGGGTTGGGAGTCCCGACGCTGCATGTGTCGCACAGCACGGGCGAGGCCGGCGAGGAAACGAATGAGGGCCATCGCCATTATGTGGACCATATCGGCGATTCCGCATGCAATTACTTGGCGGCGGTTAGCCGCGGTGCAGCCAAGATATTCCCGGAGCGGCTGACACGTCGGTCAAAGGTGCACATCGTGCACAACGGCAGCGACGTCGAGCGAGTGGCGCCACGATTTGGCCCGCAATGGCAACGTACTAGCTGGGGACTGCCCGAGGAGGCGCGGGTATTGTTGTTCAACGGCCGATTCAATGACGGCAAACGGCCTGACTTGCTGATTGATGCGTTGCAATTCCTACCGGACGACTGGCATCTAGTGTTGCATGGTTGGGGTGAAATGGCGGCCTCCCTACGCGCCAAAGCCGCCACAATGCCCCGCAGTAGTCTTGGAACCAAAAGCCGTGTTATCTTCCCGTTGCCTGGAGTGCGCTCGTTAGGCGACGTCCTGGCGGCTTCTGACGTGTTTTGCTTGCCAAGCAAGTCGGAGGCATTCCCGCTGTCAGTGATTGAGGCATGGCAAGCGGGCGTACCGGTGGTGGCATCTGATTTGGACTTTCTACGGGAGGTCGAGACAACGTATAACGCGCCTCAGGCAGCGATCAGAGTTCCATTGCAACGGCCGACGGCGCAAGACATTGCAAAAGCCGTGTTGGAAGCGGCTGAGTCGGACCCGGTGGACATAGAGGCGTTGCAGGAATTGGCATTGCAGCAAATGTCAGCCGCGGCGATGGTCGGAAGGTGGGAATCGCTGTTCTTTCAGCTAGTCACAGGGTGGCTGTCCGCGGGCATCTACGGAGTCGCGGACCTCGGCCAGTGAGGGACGCATGGCACGCAGACGGGCACGGGGCGGAAAGCGGCGAAAGTTCGGAAAGAATTCGCGCGGCCGGTTTGTGGACATGACTGGCTGGACAAGAGCCGAAGTCGCCAGATTCAAACGGTCTGGCGTGCGGTGGGGGCACATTCGGGAGCTGGTACGTTCCACGCGAGTCGGGACGCCAGCATGGTATCGGCGGCACCGGCCGATTCGGTTGCGCAAGTTGTCGGCATGGCGGGCGATGCACACCTTTGCGGACCCGCCACATCCCAAGGTCCGCTGGTATGCCAGGCGCAAGGGGAAGTCGCTATCCAGCAATCTGACTGTAACGCAAATGATCGCGGCGGTATTGCGGGCGAACATCTCCGGATACTTTCATCGTCCCGAGCGACTGCCACCAGACCCGGCCTATCGTCGTCCAAAGGGAATATAAGTTGCACAAGCCCGGTTGTGGTGGTATTATTGCATTCGGAGGTATGCACCAATGAATACCGAGCAAAAGATTCAAGTCATGCGAGACCACATCGGGCAATTATGCACTGTGACGGGTCGTGGATCGCATGCGGCTTTGGCGGATGCGTCCGGCATTTCTGACCAGAGTCTCAGGAATTTTATCAAGTACGGCAAAGCGATTATGCTTGCTACGGCCATGGATATTGCCGAAGCGTTGGGAACGTCGCTGGACGTCTTGACGGACCCGAAGGCGTTCGCAAAAAAACGGCAAGCATGCGTGAACCGGCTGAACGCCATTACCGACCGTTGCATTACTACGTGACAAGGAGCAACCATGGACACGAAAATCAAATTTGAGGCAGCAGTTAAGCCGGCATTGCAATCGCTTGGCATCGACATTTCAACGTGGCTAGCGTTGTTACAAGCGGTGTTGGACGCACTTGCCACGAATTGCGCATCGAATGATCCCGAGGTGGTAGCGCGGTCATTGCAGCATCCGAACGTATTCACCCGCCGGCGCGTAAAGGTGGCAGTCATGAAATATCTGAACACTGTCGGAGTCCCGCAAACAAAGCATTACATGGTGACGGATGCCGTGTTGGAGTTCTGCAAGCGGGATTTGACGTTGACTGAATTGACTGGCGAGGTAATTGCGGCCCGCATTCAACGCGGGATGGCAAACGCCAGCGAAGACGGGGAATAAGCTATGACAGTAATCATTTTCGCGCTGATGGTGGCGTTGGTCTTGATTCTCAATTGACGCACAACTCCAGTTGTGGTATGGTTTGCCTGTCGAGCTAACTAACACAAAACAATAACACACCCAACGGCCCCGCCGGAACTCGCAGAATTGTACTGCTGACTGGCTCGACACCTCGGCGGGGTCGGTTGGGTGTTTCTATGCGCCAGGAGTCGAGCCCTATGGCCAAAGCACCCCCATGTTTTGACTTCTATTACAACGATTTTACCGGCGGAACGTCGCACATGAGCCCAGCAGCGGTTGGCTGTTACGTGCGGTTGCTCATCTACCAATGGCAAAACGGTGACATCCCTCGGGATCCTGGCAGATTGAGCCGGATTTGTGTCTGTTCAAGGGAGGACTTCGATAAAGTCTGGTCAGAGATTGCAGACAAGTTTGTTTCGTCATCAGCAGACGGTAGCAAGATGTGCAACTTGCGGATGGAGCAGGACCGTCCCAAGGCCATAAAGCGGTGGCAAACGTCAAAGCAAGTTGCTGAGAAGCGCCGACAAGCCGGCAGAAAAGGCGCTGAATCACGATGGCAAACCGATGGCAAAAGCCATGGCAAAAGCTATGGCAAAAGCCATGGCAAACCTAATGGCAAAATTGGCGCGAATAGCACGTTTGACGACCGCGCGGATGACCAAAACGGATGGCAATTGCCATTATCGGAACCAGCAGAGGGCGAAAAGAGCCCTGAAAACAAGGCTAAAACGAGCGTTGGTAATCTGGGAAAAAGTGATGGCAATTGCCATGGCAAAACGATGGCAAATCTGGAAGGGGAAGGAGGAAGGAAAAGAAAGAACGGAGTTCTTTCAAATCAGGAGGGGTCCGGGGAGGGGATGCCGGCGCTGTTTTCGTTCGACGACGATCCGGTTGCGCGCGAACCACGGCCGGCGCGAAAATTCGAGAGCAGCATGACCGGTTGGCGGCGGCACGTTTCGGTTGAGCGCGTCGAAGCGATCGAGCGGGAGCCGGTTCTGCTTGACGCGTTGGAGGCCTGGCTTGCCATCAAGAGCTACAAGCCGGCGGCATTGCCGCGCGTTGTGTCGATCGTGCTGACGAGAGCCGAGCTGCACGGAGCCGATCGGGTGGCTGCGGCGATCGACACGGCCATCGCCAACGGTTGGGCTGGCTGGGATCACCCGTCGTCCTGGCAACCTGCCCGAAATGGGAACGGACATTCCGCGGCACGGCGGATGAGCGAATCGAACAAGCTTGACCAGATGTTGGCCGAAGTCGACGAGCGGAAGCGTCAGGAGCGTCAAGAAGGCCACTAGCGTCGTCACCAGCAAGCGCAACGTATGCAATTGGTGGTTTGGGTCGAAAAGTGACAGAAACGCGTTACGGGGCAATCTGTGCGATTTTAGATGGTATGGTCGGAAAGAAGTGGCGCCGGGCGGATAAGGAGCACGGGACGCCCGGCGCCACACGCGAGCCAAGCAATAGCAAGTTTACCAAAGGGGTACGAAAATGGAAATGCGAGAGTTCAAGCGTTGGATAGCGGCGGCCGAGTCGGCATTCCCGGAGTTAATGGCCAAGGCGCCAGAGGACCGGTTAACGTTGTGGTACGACGTCGTTTTTGCCGATCTTAAGTTTGATGATTGTGTGCGTTGGATACGGGCGGTGATTGCTGGGGATTCCGTAATTACATTTGCGTCGCAAATCCCCGCCATTTGCCGCGCGTGGACCGAGGAGGAGCAGAAACGTATCGCAAAGCCAAAGCGGGCATCGTATGTATACAACCCGGAAGCCAAGTCATATCGGTGCCTGTTGTGCCAGGATTCGGGGATCTGTCTGATTTGGCATCCCGAGCTGATTTCCAAGATAAGCCGGGGGTGGAATCCGGATGAAGTGCCGTGGGATGACCCGAAAGCACAATGCGCCGTGCAGTGCACTTGTGAGGCCGCCGGGCCGGAGCGGAAATGGACCCATAGGGATTCGCGGCTGCCGGTATTGCACGACCATTGGTGGCATGTCTCAGTGCATCAAGACGACAGCCGGGCGCGAGTTGTCTACCTCGGCGAGCGAGTTGCAGAATTGCTGGAAGCACGGGCGGAACGGGAGGGGGCATTTTAAGCATGACGCATAAAAAGAAAGCGTCGACCGCTATTCCGTATGCGGAGCTGCAATACGGGTTTCAATACGGTGCGGCGAAGGTGACACGGGTTTGTTCAGACGACCAAAAAGGTTGGGTCGTACTGGGTATCGAAACGCCCAGGCAGCAAATTCAAGTGTATGTCACCAAAACGGGAAAGATTAGGATTTTCGAGAACAACGTGGAGTTGGCGCGACAGAGGAAGGAATGATACCTGAAAAGCGCTCCGCGATGCTCGGCAACGGGGATGGCGGATAACGCTCACATTCACCGGGCGGCGGTGAATGGACTTAACCTTGAGGAGCGACGCCGCCCGCCGCTCCGGTGGAATGTGTTGTTATGCGGATTTGCGATTTTTGCAAGGACATGGAACGAGCGAAAGCTGGCCAAGTCGTTAAAGAACGGCAGATTGGAAACGACAAATGGGACGCTTGTGACGATTGTTGGCATCAAGTCGAAGTCAAGATCGTGTTGTATGTCCGTAAAATGGCAAGCGTTGAGATTCTGGGAATATCGGGAGCGCTGTGTAGCAACCGACACGAAGCCTGAAAAGCGCTCCCACAAACAATTCCCACAATTCGCGCGGCGAACGATGGTGTTAAATAAAAAGGAGCACAAATATGCGAGTGAAGTACGTTGTTCGAGATCCTGGCCAGCGGTGGTTTGCCCCGATGGGAACCAATGTGTTTGCGGCGGCGATGGAAGCCTGCGGCGTTATTTGGGGTGATGCCATTGAGCGACCGGACATCGTCGTCGTTTGTGAGGATCCGAACGGCATCCCGGAACATGAGGAGGGCGACTTTCGCAAGATCTTATTCCGGTGTTTAGACACATATTCGCCAGCAAAGCCGCAGGGGTGGATTCCGAAAGCGACCTGGTTGCCATCGGTGCGTGGAATCCATTCGAACGTCTTCACGTTGTGTGCGCTCCCGTGGGAAGTCTACCAGTCCGGCGCATTTGATACATTCGGCCGTTGTCACAACCGGCGGTTCGAACCACGCAGCGATGAGCGCACGGTACGGGCGGCGTGCATGATGACGTGCGACTACGGCGACCTTACCCTGCCAAAACAACACAGGCGAAAATTGCTAGACGAGATGGCGCGGATCGAGTCGTTGCAAGGAATTATCATTGCGGCCAACGGCGCGCCGTGGTGCCGGGCATGGAATATGGCCAATGAGTTGTCGGTATTGTCAAAGTCTGACACGGCAATTTGCCCAGAGGGGGTGACTGACATTTCGTGGCGTGATTTTGCAGCCATGATCAGCGGATGCGTATTGATAAAGCCGCGGGCTGTATGTTCCCATGACTTGTACGAATACGCGACGATCATTGAGGCCGGGCATGATTGGAAACGGTTGCAAGAGGCGATCGACCTCGGGATACAAACGGCACATCGTAGGCGAAAGGAGTTGGATGACCGCGCGCGATGTTTGAGGCAGCGGTATGACGTAGTGTGGCCATTGGCGCAACGTGCGGCGGAATTGTGCAAAAATGCCATGAGTGACGTCGGATCGATATGCAGCGGAGCTGTATAGGGGGTCGCAGCGTGATAAATGATTGGTTTGACGGCGCGGAACAATGGTTGTCATGGAATCGTAAGGTTCTCGACATTCCTGGACCCGTATTGGACATCGGATGCGCCGGTTGGAATTGGTCGCGTCCATTCATTGGGCTGAAACGAGTCGTTGGAGTCGACCCATTGGCAACGGCGATATGCGGCGTTGAGCTGCGGCGCGCGGTTGTCGGCCCATGGAGCGGGTCGGCGGACCTTGAAGTCAGCGCAATCAATCCGGATGCCAGCGGGTTGATTGTGTCGCCAGAGCAGACGAATACCGTACGGTACCCGATGCTGGCCATAAGCGATCTGATCAACGAATTGCGGCCGGCGATCGTCAAAATAAATGCCGAATGGGCGGAGTACGCCATTTTGGTGTCAGTCGCCCAACCAATGGCACCACACTTAGCAGTCTCGTTTCATCCCACCGGAGAATGGGGCGGCGGTATCGACTGGGTTCTCATTCGCTGGTTAGAACAATGGTATGAGTCGCGACCATTGTCGCAGGAATACGGCTGGTGGTATTTCATCGAAAAGGATCGAGCAAATGGCGATGTGTGACGAATGCCGCGGAACGGTGGACGGCCCATGCGTGGTTGAGGAAATACGGCGCACGATTGGTTTGCAGTTCGCACGACGTCTGCAAATCGTCGCGAGAAAGCACGGTTTGTTAAAAAAGGGCAGCCGGAACGTGAAATCAAAAAACAAGGCGGCGAAATAATCCGGAATATTTTCGGGAATTTGGCAAAAGTGGACTTGTGTCGGCGAAGTCAGACGTTATAATTGGGGAAGTGACGGACAAACAAGTCACTGGTGAGGCTGGCCGCCGAACCGACTTCTAACACAAACTGAAAGGGTCACGAAAATGGCAACCACCCAATGGACGCTGCTTGACGTAGCTTATGAACTCATCAACGGAATGAAGTGGGATCTGGACGGCGTCGATGGCACGCTGCACGTGATTCGGGATCGAGGCATCACGAATCTTGAGCATCGTGCTTCTGAGGATGGCCGAGCTTCTGAGGAATATCGGCGCATCCGCCGGCAACTGGGCGACGATTACACAACAACGCTGGACTTTTCGAGCGATGAAGTCAATAAGATTTTCGCTGCCGTATCTGACCGAGCTGATCAAATCTTGGACCTGTTCGCGCTGCGTGATATGGCGAGCGACATAGAGGATTGGCGGACGTGCGACGAGATCGACGAACAACTGCGACGACTGTGGGCGGCATAAGCCGCCAGCCCGGGGGCGCGCGTGTACTTCGCCCCCGGGTGTTTTTTGGTGTTTCTTTCTCTCACAAAAAGGGTTATGGCGATGGCACACGAAATGACGAATTACGACGGTCTGGCACTGGCGAGTAAAGCAGCATGGCACGGGTTGGGAACGGTTGTTCCAGATGGATTCACCCCGCGGGAGGGAATGAAGATCGCGGGAATCGAATGGGGAGTGGAATCGCAACCACTGTACCGGCAGGCCGGCTGGTATCCTGATGGGAATCCGCGGTACGTTCTGGTTCCGACGCATGTGGCCAATGTGCGGGACGACAGGGATCCTGAGGAGCAGTTACTGGGCGTGGTAGGTGCAAACTACCAAGCGATCCAAAACTGGGAGGTGGCTGACTTCTGCGAGGCCCTCGGGCGGGCTGGCGGCATCCGCTGCGAAACGGTTGGGTCAATTCGAGAAGGGCGGCGCGTCTGGTTTTTATTGCGTGGTGACACGTACTGGCCGGCCCGTTACAGGGCCGATGAAATCAACCGCTATCTGCTAGTCAGCAATGGGCACGATGGAAGCCAAAGCGTAAGCATTACGCCGACTGACATCCGCGTGGTATGTGCCAACACCCACTATGCCGCGACTGGCGGCGACGAGAATGGCGAGTTGAGAAATGCGTGCTATCGGTGGCGGCATACCGCTGGCTTGAAAAACAGAGTGGAGGAAGCCCGGGAGGCCATCGAGATGTATCTGCAAGCCGGAAAAGCAACGCAAGCGCAGGTCGATCATCTGGCAGCTCGGGATATCAACCAAGCGGCTATGCTGGCGTTCTTCACCCGCGCGTATGTGGAAACGTTGGGGACAGTGCACGAAAACCCCAAAAACGAGACCGAGGAGCGGGCGCAAAAAAAGGCGATGAGCGCGCTGGAGTCGTTCACGCGACGCTGGGACGACGAAGCACCTCTGAGCGGGCGGACAATGTGGACGGCCTACAATGCGTTTACTGGGCTCGTCCAACACGATATGAAGGCGCGTGGCAAGGATGATTCCGATCGAGTCGCCAAGCGTCAGGAAAGCAATCTGTTCGGGTTAAATTCGGACCGGACCCGCCGAGTGTTTGCGTTGGCACTGGCTGAGTGATATTTGGCGGGGGGGCGGCCGACGGACTGGCCGCGGCAAGGAATGGACGAGCCAACCCCTGGCCATTTCGCGTGAGAGGGGTGCCAGCGGGAGAGCAGACTGGGGAGGGCTGCGCCCGCTGGCATCTTTTATGGTTGCGTTTACGGAAAACAAGAACATGTCGCGGGGATATGTCGATGGCGAGGACAGGATTATTCACAGCTGGGGATCGAGTGTTGTACGTGCCTGATCATGCACACGGTGACGTAACGCACACTGACTGCGAGCCGGGCATTGTGTCGTCCGTGAATGATTGGTGGGTATTTGTGGCATATGGCGAGCGCGGCCGTGGGCAAGTCCAAGCAACCCATCCGAGACAACTGCTATTAAGGAGCGAATTCGATGACAAGCAAAACAGAAAGGTCCGACGGGCTGTATCATGACGTTTCGTGGGCGGAATATTGTGGCTGGCCGGCATTAAGCCAATCGCTCATAAACATCGGGTTGCAGCGTTCTATGCTGCACATGCAGGCCGCTAAAGAGGGGCGGATGCCGTCAACGAGTACGCCAGCCAATCGGTTTGGGTCGGCGTTGCACTGTTACCTGCTTGAAGGCCCCCAGGCGTTCGACAGCCGCTATCAAGTCGCAGAGGCGTGTTCCGCTATCCTCAAGACTGGAAAGCGTAAGGGCGAGCCGTGCGGCAATACAGCGGAATGGCTGAGCACGGATGGATGGGTATGCGGAGTGCATGCCGGCGCGGATGCCAAGCAAGTGACAGACGCTGTAACGGAGGAGCAATTCTATCGGATCCGGGCAATGGCCCGGTCATTGTCACGCAATGACGTAATACGGATATGGCGATCGCGGAGCTGGTCAGAGGCGTCGCTGCTATGCAGTCTGGAATGGATGGGCTGCCCGGAATTACGCGGCAAGGCCCGCATCGATAGGCTGTTGGCATCGGATCCGCAGTACATCTGCGACGTCAAGACGACGGCAGACGGTACCGAGGAAGGAGTCAGGCGTTCCATACGGAAGTTCGGCTACGACGTGCAGGCCGCGTGGTACGTGGACTTGTACCGCTGTATTACGGGTTGGGCGCCGGCTTACATCTGGATATTTGGCGAGACTGAGGAGCCATACGACGTGCATGTCGTGCGGGCGACAGCAGCTATGTTGCGGTTGGGGCGGGCGAAATACACCTCAACAGTCATGCGGTGGCGGGAATGCTGCGAACACCAATGCTGGCCCGGCTACGCAGTAGGCGTGAATGAAGTCGATCCAGCGGAGTGGGAATTGCGCCGCTGGGGCATCGGGTAAAGGCGGGTTTTTTTTCACAAAATAACAAAAGCGGACTTGCGTTACTGAATCAGGAGTGTATAATTTTGGAGTGGTTTGGCCCGGCCGGCTAAGCCGAGAATCTTTCTGGTCACCAAAAAAAGGGGAAAACAATGTGGGAAAAAACGGCGTTCTGCCCAAAGTGCAATGCGACTCGGGAGCTAACACGAGCCTGCGCCTACGGAGTTCCGATGCGGGCCGTATGGGAATGCAACCGGTGCGGTCATTTGTCGACGAATCGGGAGCATGAGGCCCGGGAGGCCCGGGAGGCCCGGGAGGCCCGGGAGCGCGCAAAGCAGCGATAGTTGCCAAAGTGGGGCGGGCAATGACCCGCCCTGTTTTTCTGTTTCCTCTCTCACAAAGGGTTTTTGGTATGCTTCACACAGCACAAAGCGTAAATGCTGATTTGCCCCAATGGATTACCTGTGAATACATCATGCGGCACCTGTTGCGTGATGTCGGGTGGGATAATCTTTGGGATTCCGAATTGGAGCCGCGGCCGGAAGTTCTGGCCAAAATAATGGAGCTGTCAGAACTGTCGGACGACAAGACGGACAGCAAGACATGGGCGGCGTTACTGGACGTGATGCTCGACGCGATGAGCCAATCGAGCCCAGCGGCTGCGATGCAAGCCGTTACCCCGGATGAAACCGTGTAAGGAGAAATGACAATGGAGATCCATGCAATTGATATTTGTGTTAGCGGAACAGGCCCGGGGGATGTGGCAACAAAAATACGGACGTGCCTGAATAAAGACGTCTGCTATCGTCTGTCGATAGGTGAAGATGCGACGACGGAAGAAATGGCGGCGTTTCTGGCCGTTGCTGGCCCGATATTCGGCAAGCTGTGGCGGGAGGTGGAGCAGTTTGCGCCGCCGATTACCAAGAGCGATGCAGCGCATGCGTTCTACACTGGCTGGGCAGTGTATGGAGTGCTGCATGACGCACAGAAGGCGTTGGAGGCTGTGCGTCGTATACACGACAGAGAGCGCAAGCGCGGGGCACGATCAAAGGAGGAGTTGCGGTCAGCAGCAACATTTGCGGCGACGGCATCACAGGCAGCCCAGGCGTTATGGGAGTCGCTGCCGATGCTGGATGAGAAGGAGCGGGTAGAGCGCGAAAAAAGCCAACAATGCCATTTGAATTGAGGGTACTGCGATGCCAAGAGACGCGAGCAATAGCATTACGGTGACAGTGTTTGACCGGCGGGTTAACCTTCCGGCCTGTCGGGATCCTGTGATGAGGGACCGGGTTTTCCGCCAACTGGACCTGACGGCCGAGTATATGCCTCCCTGGTTCATGGAAAACGCGGCTAGGTTTTGCAGTCTGGCAGCCGTGGAGGCTCTCAAGCTGCAAACCGCGCACCAGGATGTCGACGTGAATAGCATCAAGATCGCCATTTTCAACGCGGCGACATTGGGGCTGATGCTGGGTCCGACGATGGGGCACGGGTATTTAGTCCCATTCCTGATCAACAAGGGCAAACCGCAACAGCGCCGAATTGTGCAACTGATTGTAGGGTACAAGGGGTACATCGAGCTGGCCTTTAAGAGCGACTGGCTGGCCGGCTTAACAACCGAGCTAGTGCTGAAGGAAGACAAATTCAGACGTTGGAATTCCATCGGTGGAACCCAAATCGAACACGAGCTGGCATTAGGGAGGAAGGAAGTATGGCCCAACGTGTTGGCAAGCTATTGCATGTATCGGACGAAAGCCGGATACACCAACATCGTCATTGTGCAGCGCGACGAGTTGCAGCGGTTGAAGTCGCGTCAAAAAAATGTCTGGGATTCGGACCCGATCCCGATGAGCCTCAAGACGCCAGTGCGACGGGCTGCCAAGTTGTGGCAACTTACTCGGGAGCTAGGCGGCGCCACATGTATGGACAATTGCGTGGAAGCCGGCATTGAACAACCAGCCCTGGAGCAATTTGAGTTCCCCGAGGAATCGAGCGCCATACCATTAGTGGATGGGGAGTTGAGCCCGATAGAACGGAAATTCAACGGCGAGCGGTTCATCCTCGGCGCCGAGGAGGAATTCGAGCATTGTGGAACCGTTGCCGAGGTCGGCATGGTGTTAGCGCGGCGAACGTCAGAGGTGCCGTCTGGATTCGACCAAGGGCTGATTGACGACGCCATCGACTACCTAGCAATTCTGGCCAAATCGCGGTCAGAGCAATTGGGGGAACAATGATTATCGCAATCGATCCCGGACCCGAGGAGTCGGCAATCGTGTGCTACGTGGAGTCGGCAAGCGTGGGCTATGAATGTGGGCAGCCGATCGAGTGGTCAATTGGCCCCAATGAATACATACGTCGGGAAATCATAGATATGGCGAGTCGATATGACGACGCAACGACGCTGGCGATCGAATACACGCCGCCATATTCGTTGCAGACGACCTCGGGACGCCATTACGTCCCGAACCAAGTCGCACTGACAGCGATCGAAATCGGGCGATTTGTGCAACTCTGGAGCGTCTATGAACGGCCCGCGGTGTTGGTCAGCCGAATGGACGTCAAAAAGCACCTGCTTGGGCGTGCAACCGGAAACGATGCCGCCATTACGCAAGCCATACTTGCGAGATATGGCGGCACCAGGGAAAATGCGGTCGGCAAAAAAACGTCGCCAGGCCCGCTGTACGGGCTGAAGCGCGATTTATGGTCAGCGCTGGCGGTGGCGATAACTTGGGATGAAACCGGGTATTTGAAGGCCAAGGCAGTCATTTAAGAGGGAAAACTATGGCGAAGACAGAGACAGCTGAAAAGCTTCCGACGGGATCAAGGGGCAGAGGGCGACCGAGGAAGGAGCCAGAAGGGCACAAGAGGAATGGCAAAGCAACAGTCGCAACCCACGAGCCAAGCGGGCAGGCATATCTTGGCGACGGTGAAGGAAGCCTGGGTCCGGAAATATTCCCAGAAGTCGAGGAAGCGATGAAGGACTTGGCAAATGCCAAGGTGAAAGCCAAAAAGGCGGCCGATGCCCGCAAAGCGGCGGCCGAGGCGTTGGATGCGGCGATGCAGGAGGCCAACGTCAGCCATTACAGGATCCCGGATGAAGATGGGTGGCTGACTGCCCGCTATCCTGACCGAGGTCTGCCACGGCTGAAACACGAACGCGAAAAGGAATAGCGGCGAAACACCGGGCTGCCATCTTGACCGATTCGTGCAGGTGGCGAAAGAGCGGCCCGACTAGGCCAGTACCCCACACCGAAAGCCAACGTCGCGGGGGTGCTGGCCGTTTTTATGCGCGGGACTTGATTACCGGACCCCAGCTGTTCCACAATCTGGAGTGTTGCGGACAACATCCCAAGAAAGCGGAGAACACAAATGGCCTCATTCTGGTACAACCTCGGGCTGAAGGAATGCCTTGATGGAACTATCGACATCGATACGACCACGCTGAAAGTCATGCTGGTGAAAAGCGGTTACGTGCCAAACCAGGATGACCTAGTGGTTGATGCCGGCGGCGCGAACGACGCGGTCGACCATGAACTGACCGTCGGCGGTTACACTCCAGGGTGGGGCGGAGCCGGGCGCAAGACGCCTACGATTACCATGCAGGCGAACAACACGGACAACCGTGTTGATATCGCGATTGCAGATCTGACCTGGACGGCGTTGTCTGCCGGCGAAACGATCGCGGGCATGATTCTGATCAAGGAGGGTGGCGCGAACGACACTACAAGCCGCCTGATTGCCTATTTCGATGTCACCGATACGCCAACGAATGGCGGTGACGTAACATTCGACTTCAACACGTTGGGCGCCGGCGGCAACTTGCGAATCAGCACATAGGCGGGTGAGCTGTGCCGCTCAAGCAGTACAACAGCAAGGCTGACTTCGATGCAGATTACGATCTGAACGGAGAGCCTGAAGGACATCCGAATACGCGGCCCGGTATTCGGCTAGGCTACTGCCGCGCTGTGATGCTGCCTGTCGCCCAAGTCAGGGCAGCCAAGTTGGTAGAGATCTTCGGATGGCCGACGAGTACGCGGATATTCATCATCGGTGCCGGCTATGCATGGACGGCCGAGGTGCTTGAGCAAACCTACGGCTATACAAACATCGTCACCTCGGACACATCGCCATACATCCAGTCGACGCAAGACCAATCGGACGAAGCCGAGATCAATGCGGCGATCACCGCTGTCGGTCTGAATCCAGCATCCGGTGAAGGTGCGACAAAGAAGGCTCGGCTGTATTCACCTGGCAACCGCCGCCGACATTCTCGATCGGTGCGGAACGAAGATCTGAGCAACGGCGGCAGCCGCAATCGAATCAAGAATGTGCTTGGCGGCGTCGACGTTGCCATTTCGGAGGATCTGATACCGGCATTCAGCGATGCCGAGGTAGTTCAGGCCGCCGGCTGGATCGATGCGATCGACACTCTCGATCAAGTGATTCACATGGTCACGGAGCCAGGATTCGGGACCGGTGCCGATCCGGTGTTCAATTGGAAAACTATCGAAGGCTGGAAGGCGTTGGTACCGTCGCATACGTTCATGAGCCTCAATGACTGGTCGGTGGTCTGATGGCAGTCAAGCAAATCAATACGTCGCATATTCTTCCCTCTGGTTGGGCTGGGCCGTTTATCGACGCTGGCTCTGTGTACGTGCTGTGCCTTGATGGGAGCAATCAACCGGAAGTCTGGAAAAGTGGCACTGATCCATTGGTTGATAGTTGGACGCAACAGGACTCAGCGAACGAACCAAGTCTAGGAACTGGTAATACGTACGGAGCGGCCTACCAATTATCAGATCAGATACATATGGCCTTTTATGACGATACAGGGCCGAATGCCGAATATTCAGTATTCCGTAGTGCAAGCCACGGTTCGGCGAACACATGGGGCACGGTGAATGAAACGATACAGGGAGGAATTACAAATGCGGGGTGGAACTTTTGTTTATTCGCAATGCGGGCTGATGGCGATAGAATTTGCCTGTATAACGGAACACGCGAACGAATCATGGGCAATAACTTCGCACGTGTAGTGTATGCACGATGGGAGGGAAGCAGTTGGGTAACGGATATTGCTGTATCGGCTTCTGGATTGGAATATTCGGCAGAACCATATGCAATCGGACGCGGCGCGTCGGATAAGATGCACATGGTATTTTGGCAATCAGCAAGCAACTGGTACGGTTATAGAGCATTAGATAATGCCAACACATTAAGCTCATATCAAATAGGCGGATCGGACCTAACTCCTGGGTCGACAGCCAGAAGCCCGGTATGTACGTATTTTGATTCGTCCGGTAATGAGGTAATAGGCCATGTATTACAACTCGGAACGTTAGGCGTTTACAATCAAACTTGGACAAATAGCGGAACTGTGTCGACGCCGATTGTAGCATCGGGGCATGCAAGCCCAGCGTACCCTATGAGTGCCGTCTATGGTAAAAAGGTGTACGCGATTTGGAAAGATAATACTGCGGGTGACATATACTATGCAATATCTGACGACGGGGCTGCATTTGGTTCTAAGACACTATTGTATGACGCGTCAGGGGCAACAACGAGGATAAGTGCAAATGTATTCACAAGAGGCAGTAATGATGTTCTGGCGTTCGTCGTAACGGATGGCGGCGACTTGTACTATGATGAGCTTGTGATTAGTGCACCGGCAGAAATTTATCCACGAAACCCGATCCTATTTCAGCGAGCCGTCGAACGGGCCGCATACTGGTAAGGAGCCGATCCGATGGCTGAACGATATGTGATATTCAACGGCCCAGCGCCGACGACAGCATCGCAAGTAGCTGTAACCACTGGGACAGCCATTAAGACGTTGTTGCAGGCCAAACTGGGGATCAGTGTCGGGCGCGGTTTTGTGTTTGAATGGGGGATCTCGTTCGATGGTGCAGCGTCCGCAGCGCCTATAATCACCGAGCTGCTTACCACTGGCACTGTCGCGGCAACGGTGACGGCGCACGCTGCGAGCGGGATTCAGAACGTTGACCCGAAAGCCGATACACCGACGAGCGGAAACCCGTTCACATTGAGCACGTCCACTACGGGCTACACCGCATCGGCCGAAGGAACGATTACCACTACGCGGATGCTTGCCTGTCACCAGCTCATCCCGAATGGGCCATTCGTTGAGCGGTTCCCGCTAGGCTTCGAAAAGGAATTCAGCAATCTGGAATATTTACGCATTCGGGTGAAGGCTGCTACTGCGTGCAATGCTATCTGTTGGGTCGGAATAGACGTGTAGCGCACGACGCAAGGGAGAGGTGATGTATGGCTAGACTTGGGCGCGGAATCCCGATACAGCCATACATGCAACGGCGGACCCAGGGTCCGACCGTCATTACTGCGGCCGATGTGCTGGCAACGGCAACCGTCATTGCCCCGTCAATTGTCGCGGGTGCAGTGACAGTCACCGCACCAATCGCGGCGGCGACCTCGGCGAGCATCGCCCCGACTGTCATCGCTGTGCGAGTCGTTACGGTGCCTGTCGTCAGTGGAACGGCCGCGGCTGTAACGCCAGCAATAACTAGCAATGTTACCGTAGCAGCACCGATAGCGTCAGCCGCGGGGACCATCGTCACACCGGCCAGCACGGGGGCGGTATCGCTGACGGTTGGAGTTGCGACTGCATCGGCGACAAGTCTGCCACCTCCATTTATCCTCAGTCTGACGCCAGGAATAGCGGCGGCGACAAGTGCGGCGATCCCGCCGACGGTCATCGCGACGGTGACAACACTGCCTGCCACTGCTGTAGGTGCATCGTCAGTCGTTCCGCCAGGTATCGCGTCAACGGTGACGGTTGTGGCGCCGATTGCCTCGGCAGCGGCGACAGCGGTGGAGCCAGCCGTATCATTGATGACTACGGTGGTTGTCCCGACAGTGGTTGGGGCGGGAAGCATATTGCCACCGGCTGTGACGTCAACGGTGACTGTTCTTCCGCCGGTTGCATCGGGAGCGGCTTCGGTAATAACTGCGGCGGTTATCGCTAACACGGCGATAACGGCCCCTGTCGCCTCCGCTGCCGCGTCTGCGATAGCGGTAAGTGTTACGCCAACGTTGAGCGTCGCACCCCCACAGGCGACGGCTGCGGCGTCCACAATCGCACCGACGCCAGTGGCAACGGTAACGCTGGCGGTTGGGGAGGTGGTAACGGCCGCCGCCGCAGCCATCTCGCCGACAGTGTCGCTGTCGGTTGCGGTTGGGATCGCGGCGGCGGCGTCGTCCGCCGAGCCGCCGACGGTATTCCAAACGACATTCGTCGTGCCGCCAGCGATTACAGCCGCGGCATCCGCAACGGCGCCGTCAATCACGACGACTGTGACGGTGGCTGTTGGTGCGGTGGTTGGTGTTGGGACGGTCATCCAGCCGGCTGTAGCAGGGTCAGAAACGATTGTCGAACCGCCGGTTGTGACAGCGGCCGGAAGTGCAATCGCACCCACAGCGACCACAACGGTTACGCTGTCGCCGCCAATAGCGGCCGCGGCGTCTTCGGCAGTGCAGCCGAATGCGATTGGTACGGTTGTGCTCAGCCCCATTGTCGCGACAGCTGGGGGTGCGGTGCTGCCACCGTCAGTGGCGACAGCCGGGATTGTCCCGACGATAGTTGCGAGCGCTACCGCTGAGAGCCCCACAATAAGCGCGCAAACAACCGTTACAGTCGGCATTGCCATCGCCTCGGCAACGGTGACGAGTCCGACGGTTACGACGACTGCGACAGTATCAGTCGGGTTGGCCAATGCAGCGGCAACAATAACGCCTCCGCTCGCCATTACGGCGGGTATTGTTCCTGTCGCGTCGGCGAGCGCCGCAATCGTCGCGCCAACGGTAACGACGTCTGTTGCAGTCACAGCGCCAACAGCCAGCGCGGTAGCGTCCGTGGTCACCCCAACGACCTCGGCGGTCATTGCCGTGCAGGTGGGGCAAGCGGGGGCAAGTGCCGCGGCAATATCGCCAGTTGCAATCGGGGGACCGGTTGCCGTAGCTGTGCCTGCGGGGAATGCCACCGGTTCAGCGATTGCCCCAACGGTTAACGCCACGATTGCAGCAGTGCCAGGGATCGCGGGATGCACCGCCATAGCTGTTGCGCCGTTGGTTGTTGTGTCGTCAACAGCGCCTGTAGCAGTAGGGATTGCGGAAGTCGTTGCCCCGTCAATCGTCGCCAGCGTAACGCTGGTCCCGGGAGTTGCAGTTGCGATAGCAATTGCCATTTCGGGAACAGAGGAAGGCAGATTTTATTGGCCGCTGCAAATCGTCGATGACAGACATTGGGTGGAAGTTCTGCGATCGGTGGCGTATACAGAAATCATTGATGATCGGTTTGTTCTGGAGGTGGTCAGGTGAAGATTCTCTACACAGGCGATGATGCGCGGATGCCATTCCAAATTATGCACGGGGGAGTCGTCATGGCGATCGACCCGGGCGACAACGTGGAAGCTGCATTGCGGACGATTGAGGGCGTATTGTTGGCAGGCCCATGGCTCGTGTTGGAAGCAACACCGGAAAGCGATTGGCCGAATGGCATCGTCGTTGTGGAGGTGGATGGTACCGACACCCAGGCCCTACCGGAGCAGCCAGCCCAAATCGAAATACAGATCACCACTGGCGGGCGCCGGTTGACGTGGTCATCTCGCCCAATCAGGGTTGTTTCGGATACCATCCCTTGACATTCCGAAAAAATATTTTGGCGATATTTCCCCGGAAAAACACGGTTTTCAGAACTATTTTCAACATTCTTACACAAATCCACTTGCGTTAGTTTTGAACCGTGGTATTATTCACGTAGATGAAACGAACGGGTTGGCTGGCCGCCAACCGAACTTCTCAAAACAAGGGTCAAGACAATGACGACGAACAACCAAACGCTGGAACAAGTAATCGGCCGCCTGCACGCAATGCGATCGGAACTGGCCGATATGGAAATCTGGGCGGGGCAAAACGGTATCAATCTGACGACCCCATTTGCTGAGCGTCCTGGTAGCGGATTCAAGGAGCACCCGCTGGACCGCGCGTTTTATGGATTGGGGGATGTGGTGCGGTTGTTGGAACACGTCAAGGAATGTCGGAACCAAATCGAGAATAGCAAGTAATCACTAGGTCACAGGGGCGGGCTGGCCGCCTGCCCCGTTTTCCAAAGGTCAATCCACAATGTCAAAAGTCACCCAAACCATCGATGGCGTAACTATCACCTCTGTGACGCTGAGCGGCAGCCGTATCCTGTCCATGACGCTGAACCACAAGAGCAGCCGTCTGACCGTTGCCTATGCCAACGATGTCGAGGTGGTCGATCCCGCGGATGATTGGGCATGGTGGGACCATTTAGTGGCGAAATACTTCGCCTAGCCCTGCGGGGCGCAGAATTCATCGGGGGAGAGTGCGATGAGTAAAACACTTTATGAAGTTGAGTGGACAAGCAGCGTACCGTTGGATGAAGACGGTGACGCTCTACTTGACCAAGCGACAAACGTCGTAAAACGTTTTGAGGGATATGACGACGCTCTGTCGTATGCCAAGAAGGTGTTACCGAAAGACTGGTGGCATTCCGTCATGCTCACACCGTGTCATTATGAAAGACACAACGAGGATGGTCACAGTTGGTGCGAACTGGTGTATGACGAAACAGAATTCATAAGCGAGTGAAATGAAATGCGGATCGGGAATCAAACCATTCTTCGCAACGCAATTTACCGAAGCATCACACAGGATGAGATCGTCCACATCCAAGTTGCCTGCGACAGCGGCGATGTGCTTGTCGCTCTGGATCAATTAGGTGAGGAGGATGTCGAGTATGTGATGCTGGACCGAGAGGGCAGCGACGTTATGGACGTCTGGACGCCATCTTGGCGGCTGGCTATCAAATTCATCGGGGGAGAGTGAGATGAAAGCAACGCTGACAACGCACCGCGCCGGAGTCGCCAGCACTGGCAACTACACAACGTACACAGTCGCCGAGGCCGTAGAGCTGTGCCGTCGGCACGGACTGACGCGGGTGCATATTCAAGCCGACTTCAACGGGAGAGTGGCGATCTTGCAGGGGAAACGGAGGATGAAACCCTTGGGATCTATGAGGAAATCGAGAACAGCATTGACGATGTGATCGATCGATATTGCGGTGGTGATGTGATTTCGTGGTTGCAATGCGTTGGAGCGCCGCTAATGGGGCGCGCGGTGTGCGACGGCGTCGAATATGACTGGGAGCTACGGTTGTAACGTGATTGCATCGCACGACTGGATAATGCTGACGGCGCCGAAGACCGGCTGCACTTCGCTTTATGAAGCTATTCGCGAGGCACAACAGCGAGCTATCGGGCGAGCGTCTCGGGTGTGGACAGTCGGGGATGGGTGGCACAATATGACCATCCCCGCCCGATCGCGGAAGCTGGTGTATGTCACGGTCAGAGACCCTCGGTCACGATTGGTGTCATTGTGGCAACATTGGCGGCTGGAGCGCGGGAGCCAAAGCCGGGATACGTTTTCAAAGTTCTGTCAGCGTATGGCATCGCGGACCTTGCCGTGGTGGTTCCAGCTGACGCTGTCTGAGTGGTATGCAGACGTCCCGGTATGTTATCCGGTGCGACTGGAGCGTTGGCCTCAGTCACTTCCGCCAGGAATGCCGGCCCCAAAGTGGCAACTCAACAAAACCGTTGGCGGGCAATGGCAAGAATGGAAAGCCGAGGTCGAGCGGTTCTCAAATTTGTGGGAAGCCGATGCTAAGAGGTGGTACCCGGAGTTGTTGCGATGAAAACAGACCAGATTGAGAAGCGGTTGAAATTGGTCGAAGCATTGCTGGCTAAAACGCCCAATGACGACATTCAGCGGTTGCGGACGTTGACGTGTTGCTATCAGAAACTGATTGAAATGTGTCCGGACGACCAGGGGGAACAACAATGAAACGGACGGCCGCGGTGTTGCTTATTGTTGCTGCTGTTGGCTGCACAGGCGAAACGAAACCACCAGTTGTTCCGGACCCGCCAGCCAACGTCGAACCGTTGCCAACGATGGCGGATTACATGACGCCGCAGGAAAAGCGGCAAGAGCGAGCCAGGAAACGAGTCGAGCGAATCAGGGAGCATTTCAACCGTGATGGGTCACACAAGGGCCTGACCGAGTTGATCCTGCGGGCGATGGACAACCCGAGGTCGTACGAACACGTCCTGACGCGATATTGGGACCAGGGCGATCACCTCCGCATCTATGTGGAGTTCCGCGGCACGAACAAGTTTGGCGCTATCGTCAAGGGCACCATAGTGGCAATCGTGGACCTCCGCGGAAACGTCGTGGAAATTCTAGCGCAGGAATAAGCAAAAGGAGCAACAATGGACCGACGAACGTTTAACAAGCTCATATCGGCAGCCGCGCTTCCCTGGTGGCTGATTCGCCAACCGAAACCGCCGATCGACCTGTCACCTTTTTGCGGCGATGACCAGTACAAATTGTTCAAATATGACTTTTCGTCCCCATGGCAAGCCGAGGGGGTCAGCGTTGCAAGTGACTCCCGCATCATCGGCTGGACGCAGGACATCATTTTGTCAAGTGACGACGAGCTGCAAGCGGTAAAGCGGCCGAGCATCGGCCATCTGCCAATGCTGGAAACGGAACGGCTGACAGGAATGAAGCAAGCATCGCGGATGTCGCGAGTACGTCGCGAATCGGCATGTCCGGAATGTTTTCGAAGCGATCCGGAAGAATGCAAACTCTGCCAGGGCTGGGGGTGCGACAAATGCGATTCCCGGGGGTGCATTAACCCCTGCAATATGTGCAAGGGGGTCGGCGACGTGGACTATTCCTACGCATTCGGGGGTTGGTGTTATTCCGCAGCCTATGCCGAGCTGATAAGCAAGCTGCCAGACGTGGCAATCGGCCAGGTATCCGCAGCTCAAATGGCTAGGCGATTGAGAGCAAGAAACGTAACTACGACCATAGATGGCACGGAGCAACTGCTTGCATTCCGGGCGTATAACGGTCGACTGCATGGGTTGCTGATGCCAATGACTCAAACCCGGAGTGCTATGCGAAAGCGATCGTAACGCGCGCCTCCCTAGTTGCCAAAACCATGACCAAGCGATAAAACGCCAAAATGGTCAATGAAGGGGAAAAGGCGGAATTCGTCCAAAACCATCTGACTGGCCGAAGTTTGGCAAGGGTCAGGGATGGGATCCCACGATGTTGGTTCAGGTCACTATTCCAGGATCGAGCACACGTCCGCGGGGACGCGCGCACAGCAGCAGCGGCCGCCAACGCGGGGCGGCTATCAGAACGCGAGCTGGAGCAAATGGCGGCCCTTGCGGGGGCTATGGCGCGAGACTGTCGGGAGCATGGCAATCGTCGCGGCTTTTACCAGTGCATGAAACTTCTAGTAAAATTGGCAGAAAAGCGATATGAAAATCAAGGCGATCGCGGTGGACAAACTGAAACCGGACCCGAACAACCCGCGGGAGCACAGCGAGCGTAGCATTGCTGCAATTGCGGCGAGCCTCAAGCAGTTCGGCCAGCAAAAGCCGTTGGTCATCACGGCGGACAATACCGTATTAGCGGGCAACGGGACGCTGTCGGCTGCCAAGACACTCGGGTGGCCAACGGTCATGTGCCAGATCACTGACCTGTCACCGGAGGCCGCTAAGGCGTATCGGGTGGCTGACAACCGCATTGGCGAGCTGAGCAATTGGAACCAAAACGCGCTGGCGGTTGAGCTAAAAGCTATGGAGTCATTCGAGGCATCTCTGATTGAAGCCGTCGGCTACACAACGATTGAGGCGTCAAGGATTATTGCCAGGGCTGGAGTCGCGACGATCGCGGATGCGTCAGTAACACAAGAGGACGTCGACGCGGCTGCCGAGTTATTGGCAAATTCCATCGTCCAAGAGGCTGCGGCCGACAAGATTTTCGTCATCTGCCCCAAGTGTGGCGAGGAATTCCATATATGGTGGCGATGACCGAACAACCAAGCTACAAATGGGTAACGTGGGCACGGGTTAACGATAAGCAATACCAGCACTACACGTTTTACCCGATTTATGATTGGGGCTGGAAAGACGTCTGGAAAGCGATTCACGACAACGGATGGCCATACAATCGGGTTTATGACTCCATGTATCGGCACGGGGTTGGAGTCCCGGACATGCGGATAAGCAACCTGCACCACGAGACGGCGGTACAGTCGCTGTTATTGGTGCAAGAGATCGAGCCGGCGACATGGGAGCGGGTCGCGCCGAGGATCACCGGCGCCAATACCATCAAGCATCTCAAGCGGTCGGCGTTCGCCTGTCCCAAGCAGCTGCCGCTGATGTTCCAGAGTTGGGCGGACTATGCCAACCACATTGTGGACAATCTAGTGCAAGACGATCGCCATAAAGTGGAGTTGCGAAAGCGGATGTCGCGCGGAGCCCAAATATACGTGCATGACGAGATCGCGGCTGCTTTTTATCAAAAGGTCATCGATACCGTTTTGAAGTCTGATTGGGACTACACTTTGCTGCACCAGTTCACGAATCGTCCAGACGTGTTTACATACGACTTCTGGCGACGTGGCATAATAAGGCGTCATATGAAAGGACGGACGAAGTTCATTCCGCGGGAAGCTCGGGCAGAAGTGGAGCGGCGAGCGGCGGCTATTGGATTCGGCGAGGGCGAGTAAATGGACGCAGACGAAATCGAATTGGACCGGTTGCGGCTTCACGAACAAAGCCCCCAGCGTGCGCACCCGATAGACCATGTCAGGTGGGTTCCGATCGAGATGGTGATTCAAAATTCGTACAACCCGAATGCGGTGGCCAGCAAGGAATTGCAGCTGTTGTATGTGTCGATCAAGCAAGACGGCTACACTCAACCCGTCGTGACGATTTGGGACGCAGCGCTTGACAAGTTCGTTATTGTCGATGGCTTTCACCGATACCATGTGGCAAAGACATTCCCGGACATTCGCGAATCGCTGAATGGGTTGTTGCCGATTGTCGTCCTGGACAAGAGCCCCAACGAACGGATGGCGGCTACGATCCGACACAATCGGGCACGAGGGGAGCATTCGATTGACGGCATGGCAAAGATTGTGTTCGAAATGCTTGAAAATGGTTGGACGGATCCAGAGATCTGCAATAATCTCGGGTTGGAGCCGGACGAGTTGTTGAAGTTGAAGCACATTACCGGATTTTCGGCCCTGTTCGCCAACACCGAATATTCAAGGTCATGGGAAACAAAGAAAATGGTGCGATTGCGGCAACAAGCTGGGGAGCAAAGCAACAATGGCCGATGAACTTTACGATCGCGTATTCATTAAACCGGATGAGAGGGTGGCGGCGCGGCTGCTAACGTTGGGGGTTCTGAAAGAATCAACCGTTGAAGCGCTGATAAATGGAGTCGGGCTGGAGGCATTGCAAGCTGCACAACGACACGACACAGAAACGCTATCGCATATGATGGAACTTCTGATGTCTGGAGCAAGGCTAGAATTGCAATACCATGCTTTGGTGATGCGAAACCCGCCGATGCCGGCAGGGATCGAGCAAGAGCCAATTGAGCAAGTGGCATATCTGGACCGAGGATCAGCCGAAAGCAAGGCACAGACGTTGTTGCTGTTGTCAGACCTCGGGCTTGTTAACCAAGTCGTGGAGGGCAGCATCGTTGACGGAACAGGGGCATCTAGCACGGGCGATTGAAGAAAACCCAAGTCTGCATCAAGTCCTATCGCCACGCCTAACGCGGTACATCCCCCATGCACCGACAATAAAGCAAAGAGCGCTGTTGTGCCTGAATAATCGCGAGGCGTTCTACGGTGGCGCAGCCGGCGGCGGGAAGCAGGTCCAACTATCAGAGCCAATTGTCACACCTACGGGATGGATGACGATTGGCGAACTGCGCATCGGGGACGAGGTGTTTGATGAACTAGGCCAGGTATGCCGAGTGAAATGGCTATCACCCGTAGACTTGGCTCCTGAAGCGTATCGGATGACGTTCGACGATGGCACCCAAATCGTATCCTGCGCCGATCATCAATGGCTCACCTACGATGCGAGAGAATTGAGCCGGTTGACAAAGACGGACGAAGTATGGATGGCCTCCCGCCGAGCTAAGCGGGCGAGCAGATCAGCAGTTGGCAGCGGTAACAGGAAAAAGTTCACCGAATCGCATCGGCAGTTTCTGTCCGCAATGACCACCAAGCGAAATCGGCAGCCAAAACCGCTTCCGACCAGGCCGACTGGATCGGTTCGCACGACTCGTGAGATCGCGACGACGCTCCGCACAAAGCGTGGCCGAACCAATCATGCCATCCCGGTCACTGCACCGCTGGCGCTGCCTGAAGCCGTCCTGCCGCTAGACCCCTATGTTCTTGGTCTGTGGTTGGGCGATGGAACGAGTAAAGCCGGGTCGTTCACCACAGCCGATTCAGAACTATTGCAGGCGTTCGTCGGCGCCGGATTCCGTGCAGGAGCCGTGCAATCGAAACCTGACAATCGAGCATCAACCTACTCGTTTCTGGGGCTGCGGACTGTTTTGCGCCAGATGGGACTGTTTGGCAACAAACACCTCCCCGCGGCATATCTGCGATCGTCCCCGGAGCAACGGCTGGCGCTACTCCAAGGCCTGATGGACACCGACGGGACAGTTTGCAGTAGTGGCTCGGTTGAATTCACGACCACCAATGAGCAGATTGCCGCGGGAGTGTTTGAGGTTATTTGCTCCCTGGGATGGAAGGTGCGCAGCGTGAAATCGCGAGCGCTTTGCAACGGCAAGGATTATGGTCCCAAATGGGACATGAAATGGACGCCTGATAAATTCGTATTTCGACTTGAACGCAAACGCGAGAAACAACGACTGGCGGTTCGTCGTACGACACGATTCCGTTATGTAATCGCCTGTGAGCGCTGCGAAACAGCACCAATGCGCTGTATTGGCGTTGACAGTCCGAGCCGGTTATTTTTGGTGGGGCGGTCGATGGTCCCGACGCACAATTCTGATGCCCTTCTGATGGCTGCGCTGCAATACGTCGACATCCCTAACTACCATGCCCTGATCGTGCGGAAAACGATTGCGGATGCGTCGGCGCCGGGGAGTCTGCTGTACCGGTCGCGGCAATGGTTGCGGGGCACGGACGCGCGGCACAAGGACGCAACCTGGTATTTCCCAAGCGGGGCAATTCTCAAATTCGGCATGCTGCGCAACATGACCGACGCCTACACGTACCAAAGCACGGAATTCCAGTACATCGGCTTCGACGAGGCCGGTCATTTCGAGGAAGATTGGGTCGAATACGTCTGCACCCGGTTGCGTCGGACAGTATGCCCGCATCACGTCAAGGCGCCGGCGGACGATTGCGTAACATGCCTCCAGTATTCCGGTTTGGCAAAGATCCCGCTTCGCATCCGGATGGCAGCCAACCCGGGCGGCCGCGGTCACGCATGGATTAAACGGCGATTCGACATCCGACGTCACCCAACGCTATTGGGTCCGAGCGGGCAGCCCCTTTACGTGGGCCTGAACCCCCAAAGACCGCACATCCCAGCGTTTATCCAAGACAACCCCTACCTGGACCAACAACGCTACATCGACGACTTGACGGCGTCGGTAAAGGATCCGATTACAAGGGCACAGTTGCTGGCCGGGGATTGGGGCGTATCGGTCGATGGACGATTCCGCAGGGGGTGGGCGAAGTATTACGACCAGAATGGCGCATACTTGACTTTCGCCGGGAGGACTGTGCTAGACTCGGACATCACGCGGTTTGTGATGGCAGACTCGGCAAGTACGACTACAAATTCCCCAGCTGAAAAGCCGTTCGAATCGCGGAGGAATCAAAAGCGGTCATGGCACGTAATTACGGTGTGGGCCCTGACGTTTGACGGTCATTTGCTGTTGCGGGACGTCAGGAAGTTCCGGGATGAAAGCCCGGAGCTGATCAAGGAATTGCGGGAGGTGGCACAGCGATGGCACGTTGCATTTGTGGGGTTGGAATACACCACGCAATCGATTCACCTGTACCAGATTTTGCGGAATTTGGGGGTTCCGATGAGGCCATTCCCGCCAAAAAGCCAGGACAAGATAGCAAGAAGTGCTGACGCGGCTAACAGGATGTATACCGGCAAGATTTGGTTTCCAGCGGACCGGCCAGCGTGGTTGGATGACTGGGAAGACGAAATTTTCACGTGGACGGGAGACCCGGGCGCGGTGGATGATCAGGTGGATTGCCTATCGTATGCGGCAATTCATGCAAGTTCGCAAGCGTTCGCGGAAAATCGAACGGCGGCTGACATGCCGTCGGCAATTTAGGGTAGAGGATCAATAAATGGCCGTCAAAACAATCACAACTCTGTTGTCAGATATTGCAACGGCGATCCCTGATAATACGTCGCGCGCCGTCTCGCCTGCTGATGCCCGCACAAGCATCATCGACACCATCCATTCGCTAATCGGGGATGCTACCTATTCTTTCACGACGCAAGCCAGCCCCACGACCATCACGGCACCAACAGCACAGGCCGGAAGATGGCGAGTGATTGAGGGAACAACGTTCCAAGACACGGCGTCAATGACGTCACAAAACTATGTGGAATTCCGTAATTGCACGTTTGAGAAGGCAGTTACGATGACGACCTGCACGCATCTCCGATTTGTGGACTGCGTGTGGCCGCTTCGTACCGGCACGTCGGCCGCTCTGGCATTGGTAAGCTGCGAGGATGTTGAGGTGAGGGATTGCGTATTCGAGGGCTCAGACAGAGACGGGATACGCGCGACGACATGCACGAACGTCCGCATCACGAATCCGACGATCCTAAATGCCTGCGCCTCGGCCCCGACGTCGCAAAGCTATGCGTTGAATGTGCGACCGGTGCAAGTCTCGATCAGGTCTGGCACGTGCGTCGCAGAAAATGGGCACGATGCGATTATCACGACCGGCCAACAGCAGCTCATCGATCAGGACCAGGTACGCTTCCGTTCCACCGGAACGCTACCATCGCCATTGGTCGCAGATACGTTGTACTATGTCAAGAAACTGACGAAGACGTTTGCAACTACGGATGTCGATACTGGCACTGAAACAATAACGATCACATCGCATGGTTTCGTAAATGACGATGCGGTACAGTTTACTAGCACAGGAAGCGTTCCGGCTGGACTTCTAACGAATACGGTATATTGGATCGTGGGAGCGACGGCAAACACATTTCAGGTATCGCTGACAAAGGGTGGGAGTGCGAAAGATATTACTGGCGTTGGCAGCGGCACGCATACTGTCAAGTATTCAACCTATCATTGGAAAGTATCGACGACCCCTGGTGGGGCTGCGATCAATCTGACGAGCGATGGAACTGGCACGCATACCTGGTTCACACGATACTGGGTCGATAGGACAGACTCGCACGCAGCCATCACATTCGATACCTGCACGCAATTCAGCGTGGACGGCGGCGCCATCAAAGACTCCCTGCAGATCGGGATCTATTGCGACGACTGCCTGCATGGCAAGATCCGTAATGTATTCCTCGATCGCTGCGGTCAATATTTCGACGCTTCATCATCGACTTATAGCCATGGCATCGTAGACATTTACCAATCTACAAATGTGGAAGTAGCAGATTGCTTGATCCAACGATCACGATCCTACGGCATTCGCGTTGGTGGAGATGCAGACAGCGGTTCGATCAGTTGCAAGGTGCGGAACAATGTGGTGCAAACATGGTTATCCGCTCCGACTGCTTTATTCGATCCATCGAAAACATTTACTGCAACTGGTACAACGGTCACATGCACAGGCCACCGCTTCCCGGACGGCTGCCCGGTGCAGCTCACCACGACTGGTACGCTGCCGACAGGTTTCTCGCTCGCGACGACCTACTACACTCGCGATGCGGTATATGGCAGCAATACGCTGTCACTGGCTGCGACGTCGAATGGTGCAGCGATCTCGGTGTCCGGCGGCAGCGGCACGCACACAATAACTGCACTTAATGACATATACAATTGCGATCTAATCGCTGTGATGGAATCATTCGGTACCATCGTTGAGGGAAACGTTACGCGATGGGGTGGAACAACCGGCATTGCCCAAGATATTGCACAACGGTGTATTCATGCGATATTCGCGATGAATCACAGTTACGAAAACGGGGTTCATCAAGACGTAAGCCACGCGGACGGAATGAATCTTGCTAGTACCGAGTACGGTGTAGTGTTTGCAAATTTGTTGCGTGATAATCCGCGAGCGGGATTGACTGTGAAATCTGGCGGCAATACGTGGGCAGAGCAAACAATGCACGATAATCGGATTATTGCCAATACAATGTTGTCGAATGCTTCAGATATGACGGCAGCTGGATATACAAATCCGTCAGTTGGGGGGAATAGCCAATACTATACACAAACGGATTTTGGAGCTAATTACGCAGTCGCACAATCACGTTTAGCTCTGTTCGGAAACGCTTATGCACAGGGGTATTATTTCGACAGTTATTTTGGGTGTGAGGATACAGTGGCGTTTGGTGAGATGTATTCAGATCCAGCAGCAACGGCACAATACCAGATCCAGACATCAGACTTTACTGATAGACTTCAGTTCTTCGGGCAAGTGATGCATGGAAGTAACACAGTATCAGGTTCATCTAATTTGTACTTTGCTCCAACAAGTAATAATTTAAAGTTATTTGGAGGAGTCTATATGGGAATAGATCCTGTATTTGGTACACCCTCCGCAGCGACTGTCTGGGAGCGTCCCCGAGGCATGCTGGCTGGCGACCTGTCGACCATTGCGACGAGCGACCAGATGGACCGCATGTGTGAAGTGCACACGGTGAACGTCGTATTCGATGGCGTCTACATTCCGAAGATCGCGGGCACGAATCAGCAGGCCGATACTTACGACACAGTAACCAGCGTCCGCGTCGATACAACAGAGGGCTGGATGAGATCGCACGAGCCGATCAGAATTCAGCCGCCATCTTCCGGCAACATTCTATACATCGGCAACGGCTGGGGTCCGCTATGGCTCAATGGTGCTACAAACTGGCCTACAGCTGCATCGACTACCGATCACATCGGCAATGCGAATTACCAGGAAGGCCGAGAGCTCTGG